CACGAACACGGGCTACTGGAGCGCCGCCACGAACACGGGCGACCAGAGCGCCGCCACGAACACGGGCTACCAGAGCGCCGCCACGAACACGGGCGACCAGAGCGCCGCCACGAACACGGGCGACCGGAGCGCCGCCACGGTTGGAGGAGCGGAAAGCATTGCGGTCGTTACCGGGTATGACAGCAAAGCGAAAGGCGCTGTCGGCTGTTGGCTGGTTCTCACGGAACGTGATGAAAAAATGCATATTTTAGGCGTTCAGGCTGTTTGCGTAGATGGAGAAACCATCAAAGCGGATACGTTTTATATGCTGAAAAACGGCGCGATTACAGAGGCGGATGAATGATGAAAGACAAGAACAAGAAGCTGTTTCACAGCCTGATTGATCTGGTTCTTGAAAAACAGGACAGCGAAGCGGATACAGGCATTGACATGAATGTTTCCACACTGGGGTGTACAGCCTTGGTTTGGCTGATGAATGTCGAAGACAAAAAGATCACTGGAGCAAAGGAATATTATACCCGCATTGGTGATGAGGCATGGGCGAAAACGAAAGACGCAAAAACGGAAATCGTGCATGACGAGGACGTTTTGGAGGCACTGCGCAATGCGTGATGCAATTACAGGATGCCCCGAGCGGGCGTTAGAGCCGACGGAGAGGGCAGACCAGGAGCGGCTTAACCGGTTGCAGGATATGCGCGAGGCGGAAACAGCTATCGAGCTGTATCTGGAGGATTACAAACACCTATTCAGCATCGAGATTAAGAACTTTTTGCTTGATTTACGGATTGCTGTGCAGGACTTTGAACAGGAGGACGAACCATGAATTTATACGAATTGACGCAGGAATTTGCGACTGCAATGCAGGCTATCACGGTAGACCCGGAGACCGGCGAGGTCAGCGGCTTTGAGGCTGTAGACGGTCTGGATGCGGCGTTTGAGGACAAGGCCGAAGCGTATGCCGTCACCATCAAGAACCTTGACGCGGAGGTTAAGGCGCTCAAGAACGAGCGGGACAATCTCAAGGCGCGAGAGGATGCGACCAAGAAGCGGATGGAGTACATGAAGCAGCACCTTGCGGACAGCATGCTTGCAGTCGGCAAGGACAAGATCAGCACGTCGAAGGCTGCGCTGTCGTTCCGCAAGAGTATGCAGGTGAACATTACGAGCGACGTAATGGTGCCGGACGATCTGTGCAAGGTGGTTATCGACCGCAAGCCAGACAAGACGGCAATCGGCAAGCTGCTGAAATCCGGCGAGGCCGTACCGGGCGCGGAGCTGGTAGAAAACATGAATTTGCAGGTGAAGTGATATGGCGGAAATCTATCAGGCGATTATCGGCGTTATGTCCGATATTGGCGTAATCGGAAAAGAAAAGCGTAACACACAGCAGGGGTTTAAGTATCGCGGTGTTGACGACGTTATGAACGCTTTGCAGCCGGTTATGGTGCAGCACGGATTGTTTGTTGTGCCGGAGATCATCGACCAGAAGCGCGAGGAGCGGCAGACCAAGAACAAGGGCAATCTGATTTACTCGGTCTGCACGGTGCGGTACACGTTTTACGCCAAGGACGGCAGCAGTGTACAGTGCGTGGTTGTCGGCGAGGGCATGGACAGCGGCGACAAGGCAACCAATAAGGCCATGAGCATTGCATTTAAGTATGCTTGCTTTCAGGTGTTCTGCATCCCCACCGAGGAAATGAAAGACCCTGACGCAGAAGTACACGAGGTAGTACCGAAGAATGAGCCTGCGGAGAATCCGGCTGTAACAGCTGTTAAGGCAAAGGCGAATGAAGTCAAGCGGCTGTTAATCAAGGTATGTGGCGGAGACAAGGAAGCAGCACAGCGGGCATGGAACGAGGAATACAAGAAAGATTCCGGCGATATTGTGAAGATGAACGCTGCGCTGATCGAACTGGGCGAGAAACTCAAAGTGCTGGAGGCTATGAGCCATGACGCATGAGTTTGATCATGCACAGGTAGTGCATAACGATCTCGGCAACTGGTTGTGTTTGCATATCAAGAACGCGCCTATGGCGCGGGTGGAGTGCGAACAGATGAAAGAGGGCAAGACCTATATCGCCGAGATCAAGAAGAAGTACGACAAACGCTCAGGACGGGCAAACGCTTATGCGTGGGCTTGCATGGGAAAACTGGCTGCAAAACTGGGAATCAAGCGGGAGGAAGTGTACCGGCAGTACATCCCCGAAATCGGGGACAATTATCGACTTGTGCCGTATGTGAACGGTCAGCAGAGAGACTTTATCGCTGACCTGTGGAGCAAGCAAGGCCTCGGATGGGTAACGCAGGATTGCAATGGCGGTTATCTGATGTGCTTCTACGGGTCGAGCACTTACAACACCTTACAGATGGGTCGGCTTATCAATCTGATCGTGCAGGACTGCAAGGAGCAGGGTATTGAAACCGAACCGGAGAGTACGGTGATTGGTTGGCTGAGTAAATGGAAGCCGGAGGAGCGCGGGGTATGAAGTGGAGAAACTACAAGAGATTTGCAAGAAACCCCGGCGAATTTTCGCACAAATACGAGTGCTGGGCTTATAACCACAGAGGTTGGGCAAAGATGAAAAAAGCAAATCGCCGGACGGCAAAGCGCAGACTGGAACGCGCGGCGAGAAAGGACATGGAAGAATGAGACGGCAGACCAAGTTTACCGGCATTAGCCCGGCGGTATGGCGCGAATGCTGGGAGCGGGACGGCGGCATTTGCCGCCACTGCGGGAAAGGCGGAGTGTTGCAGGCGGCACATTATGTCAGCAGAGCACGCGGCGGCATGGGTATCCCGACAAACCTTGTGATGCTGTGCCCGGAGTGTCACAGAGAGGCAGATCAGGGCGACGGCAAGGAAATCAAGCGGGAAATGCGGGAGTACCTGCAAAGCCTCTATCCCATGTGGAGCGAGGAAAACCAGAAGTATACGAAAGGGACGGGACGATAAATGGAAAAGCTGTTACTTACGCGCAAGGAAGCGGCGGACGCGCTGAACATCAGCGTGGACACACTGGACGAAATCCACAAGGCGGGTTATATCCGCTGCGTGCGTATCGGCGCCCGGGTGTATTACACGCCGGAGGAACTGAAATCGTACATCACGAAGGAGATTTGCAATTATGCTGAATAAGGGAATTTTAATGGGTCGGCTGACGCGCGACCCGGAGCTGAGACATACGCAGAGCGGCACGGCGGTTTGTTCGTTCACGTTGGCGATTGACCGTGACCGCAAGGACGCGAACGGCGAGAAACAGACAGACTTTATCGACTGCGTTGCATGGGGCAAGCAGGCGGAGTTTGTTTCGCAGTGGTTCAGCAAGGGTATGATGGCAATCGTTGTTGGCCGTATCCAGTCCCGCAAGTGGCAAGACCAGAACGGCAACAACCGCACTGCAATCGAACTGAACTGCGAGGAAGTCAGCTTCGGCGAGACCAAGAAGAACCGCGAACAGAACAGCGGTAACAGCGATTTTATTCCGACCGACGAGGCGGACGATGACGAACCGCCGTTTTAACAGGTGGTGAGGGACGATGAACGGGCACATAAAACTGCACCGTGCGCTTACAGAGTGGGGATGGTACAAAGACCTCCCCACCTGCAAGCTATGGCTGCACGTCCTGCTGAGAGCCAATTACAAGGCTTGTGAGTGGAAGGGGATAGAAATACCGCGTGGTGCGTTTGCAACAAGTTATGCGGAACTCGCGGCGGAAAGCGGGCTGTCTGTGCAGCAGGTACGGACGGCGCTCGGTAAACTGAAAAAGACCGGCGAAATCACGGTGGAAACCAATCGGCACTATACAGTTATCACGGTCAGCAAGTACGACGAGTACCAGAGCACCGAACGCGACGAAGTGACGACACCGGCAAAATGTTCGCCGAAGCCTAAACCGAAGCCCAAAGCCCAAGAAGCCGATAAGAAACTCGACCTAACAGAACGATTCTCGGAGCCGGTATGTTCGGCGGTTCAAGATTGGATTAGATACAAGAAGGAGCGCAGGGATGCATACGAGCCAACTGGTCTCAGAAACCTTCTCACGATGATTGAGAACCGCGTAAAGCAACACGGTGAACAGGCAGTAGCCGAGGTTATCAGGCTGAGTATGTCGCAAGGTTGGAAGGGTATCACTTGGGACAGAATCGGAGACAAGCCGAAGAAAACCAAAACGGATGCGCCGATGTTTAACGGTGCGCCCGCCGCCAGTGACTGGGAAAATGAGTGGGCGGCACGAGTGAAAGCCAGCAGAGGTGAAAGATGAAATTTGTAATCAAAGGCCCGCTGCCGGGACTGAATGAGCTGATCGAGGCGGAACGGCGCAACCGGTACTTGGGCGCACAGCTCAAGAAGAAGTGCGAAACCGTTGTGATGCACGCGGCAAGACAGCTCGGAAACGTGGAATTTGAGGAGCCGGTGTATATGATTTATCGCTGGTACGAGAAAGACCGGCGACGGGATAAGGATAACATTTGTGCGTTTGGCAGGAAAGTAATTCAGGATGCGTTGGTGAAAGCGAGATATCTGTCGAACGACGGATGGAAGAATATCGCGGGATTTGAAGACTGGTTTTATGTGGACGCGAAGAATCCGAGGATTGAAGTAGAGATTATAGGGAGGGACGAGGAGTGAAACATCTGGGTGATATCACCAAAATAGACGGACACACTGCACCATGGGTGGACTGTATTATCGGTGGTTCGCCGTGTCAGGATTTGAGCATTGCGGGCAAGCGTGCCGGTCTGGCGGGTGCTCGTTCCGGTCTGTTTATGGAGCAAATACGACTTGTTAAGGAGATGAGAGAAGCAAGTGGAGCAGCTTACCCTCGATTTATGGTCTGGGAAAACGTGCCCGGAGCATTCAGCAGCAACAAAGGACAAGATTTCGCGGCCGTCCTCGAAGAAACAATCCGCATTGTCGAGCCGGAAGCCCCCGATATTGAAGTGCTTGACAAGGGATGGCCGACATGGGGGGGGGTACCGCGACGTGGACGGACGATGGAGTGTTGCTTGGCGAGTGCTTGACGCTCAATACTGGGGAGTGCCCCAACGTCGCCGTAGAATCGCGCTTGTCGCAGATTTTAGAGGCTGCACCGCTGCCGAAATACTGTTTGAGCGCAAAAGCCTGTTTGGGGATTTTGCGGAGAGCGGAACGGAGAGGGAAAGACCTGCCGGAGAAGCTGAAAACGGCGCTGCTTATGCAGTCAGAATCCGAGGTGGATGTGACGGAGGAGGAAAAGGCGCTTTAATCCAGACGGAGAAAAGAGGAACACTGGGAACTGGTAACGACCAGACGGTGTTCTGCCTGCAAGGCAACGGAATAGACCGCGCAGAAACCGCAGGATGCAATGGCAAGGGGTGGCGAGAAGATCAGAGTTATACGCTGAATACGGTTGATAGACCGGCAGTTGTATATAATGAGGAAACCATTACCAGCAAGACGAATGCCAGCAATCCGCAACTCGGAGACCCTTGCCATACATTGGGAGCCACCGGAGCAGGACGTACAATTTTGGTCAATGACACCTGCTACGACATACAGCACCGCTCCGAGGCAGTACAGATTTATGATGGGACTGCACCTGCTCTGACTGCAAGAATGGGAACTGGCGGAAACAACGTACCGATTTGCATTGGCAACGGTCAAGGTGACGTTGCAAGCCACTTAACACCGGACGTTTGCCAGACGCTGAACTGTATGCACGACCCGATGGCGATTATGGATAACGTACAAACGACTGTGACGCAACAGAGCTACGACCAATTTGCCGAAGACGACAAAGCCGCTACATTAAAAGCGAAAGGCGGTAGTTATGGCGGCGGGAGCGAAAATTTTTCGATTGACGGTACGAAAGTTCGTCGCCTTACTCCACTCGAATGCGAACGCCTGCAAGGCTATCCGGACGGTTGGACGGATATCGGAGAATGGGTAGACACCAAAGGCAAACGCCACAAGGAAAGCAGTGACGCGGCGCGGTACAAGGCACTCGGCAACTCTATCGCACTCCCGCCCTGGCGATTTGTGCTTTATCGGCTGTGTATGCAGCTCGGTCATGTCGGCACTATGGCAAGCCTGTTTGACGGTATCGGCGGGTTTCCGCTTATCTGGGAACAGATTAACGGAAAAGGCTCGTGCCTGTGGGCGAGCGAAGTTGAGAGCTTTTGCATTGCAGTTACGAAAAAGAGGTTTTCGCATGTGGAAGAAAATAAGTGATTTTCCTAATTATGAAGTAAATGATATTGGAGAAGTGAAAAATATCAAAACGGGGAAATGCTTAAAACCGAAGAAAAGCCAATGTGGGTATTTAAGAGTAACGTTATGCAAAGACGGATTTCAAAAAACAATAGGAATTCATAGACTGGTTGCAATCGCGTTTATCCCCAATCCTGAAAGAAAACCTACGGTTAACCACAAAAACGAAGAAAAAACCGATAACAGGGTGGAAAATTTGGAATGGGCAACAACCGCAGAGCAAAATATTTATGGAACCAGAACCGCGAGGGCGATAACTCATACAGATTGGAGAAGACGATCGTCAAAAATGGATTACAAAGCAATAGCAGAGAAACATGATTATTCAAGCCCACAAATGTGCGGTAGGAAAATGGTCGATGTTTATCGGGACGGACGATTTATAAAAAGATACGAATCACAAAAAGAAGCATCAAAAGCGACTGGAGTGAGCGTTTCAAAAGTCAGCACCTGCGCAAATGGCATAAAGAAAAGCTGTAAAGGATATGAATTCAGAAGAATTGAAGAGTTTCCGATTGCGGTCACGAAACGGAGGTTTGGAGAGTGAACGCCTGCAAAACCTGCCGATGGTATGCAGCATTTGAGGGTGTCTGCTGCAACGGCGACAGTGAGCACCGGGCGGATTTCCGGTTGGAAGATGAGACGCGCGAGGAATAGGAGGAAAACGATGTGGAATAAGGTTATTGATGATTGGAAGAGCGACGATCAGAAGAAAAAAGAACTGGATGCTTATTGCCCGTTTCTTATGCCGAACGCGGGAAATCGCTTTTACAGTGGTTGTGTGAATGAGCGCTGCGCGTGGTATGTAGCAGAACGCGGAGAGTGTGCAGTCAAGGTTATTGCGATGAGATAGGAGGGAAATCATGTACGATAGCTTTATTGAGATTTGGGAGGGGTAGGAATGGTTGAATACATTGAGCGTGAAGCGGCGGAAGATGCCGCCGGAGAAGCGCACCTAAAGGGGCTTAATCCGCTTTGGGAGTTGCGCGACGTTCCTGCCGCCGACGTTGCGCCGGTGGTGCATGGGAAGTGGATTGAGAGTGCAAACTTTGATGCTGGGTTTTGGGTTTGCTCAAAATGTAGATTTGTAAGCGAAGCGATAGCGGCACACAAACTGTATGGTTATTGCCCTAATTGCGGCGCAAAGATGGACGGAGGTACAGTTGATGTCTGAATACATTGAACGTGAAAAGATTAAAACCTGTTTTGCGCAAATCATCGTGAATAACAGTGAGGACAAGCCGTATTACAGCATTATGTACTGGGAAAACGGTGAAATGAACATCGGATTCAGCTCGTATAAGTTGGATTATGTACGGCAGTGGCTGAACGAAGAATTTGAAGTGAATCGCAATGCCGACGTGGCCCCGGTGGTGCATGGGCGGTGGGGCACGGGACGGTTCAATCCAGAAACGGGAAACTATGAGGAGCAGTGCACCCGCTGCCGGAATTTCTCGAAAGAGTACGGCAAGCCTTACTGCCCCAACTGCGGCGCGAAGATGGACGGAGGTGCAGAATAATGCGGAATCCGTGCAAGGACTGCATCTATTATTGCAAAGAGAATAAAACTTGCCAGTCGAAGAAATGCGCTACTTATGGCGACGGAAAAGTATCTTGGATTGATAGATTGTTTTGTCCTCCGCGCAAAATGGACGGAGGTGCTAACAATGGATAAACTGAAACCTTGTCCGTTCTGTGGAGGGACAAAATTGAAAATCGACAGCAAACGAACTTTTCAGTATGGAGGGAAGAGGCATTGTTCTGTTACTGTAAGGTGTATGCAATGTCACGCGAGAAGTCCTGTTGTTGGTATCAACATGCCTGATGGGCGGTATAACGAGCGCGAAATTTGTGAAAGAGCTGTAATCGAAGCATGGAACAGGAGAGCGGACAATGAATTTAGCAAACAAGCATTTGGCGGCCGGGTTAATCTGTGAAAAGATGTTTAATCCGATTGAGACAACGTGCGATCTGTCACTTTTTTCTGCTGATGAGCGCCGTTTGATTGAGACAATCGTACAAAGCATTATGAAGAATATGGACGGAGGTGCAGGCAATGATTGAACTTAAATCTTGTCCTTTCTGTGGTGGAGAAGCAAGGTTGTTTGTAAATGACGGCGTAAGAGTGCTTTGTAATAAATGTCACGCTTCTTCAAAGATTTTGGTAGACAGTGAATGCTACAAAACCAGTGCTGTCGAAAAAGTGATTGAAGCATGGAACGGGAGGACAAGCAATGATTGAGCTTAAATCCTGTCCGTTCTGCGGAAGTGAAAGCGCTATTGCTTATCATATCAACAGTCGCCCTCCTTACAGAGAGGCATATATTCCATATTGCTTAAATGATGAATGTTTTATGAATATGAATGAATTTTGTTTTGCAACGGAGGAAGAAGCTGTTGAAGCATGGAACAGGAGGACAGACGATGAAGTTTAAGAAAGACGGGAAGGTTTACGAGAGCTTCGAGGACGCTGTGGACGCATTTTTCCTCGGAGATCGCAAGATATTTGTTAATGGCGAAAAGGCGGAATTGAAATTCCCGGACGATGTGCGACAGAGCATGATATGGGCGTATGAGGACGCAGATATGGGGCGCGTACGGCTGAACGCAAAACTCATGGGCTATGAGGTGATCGAGGACAAGCCGGACACCGAAAAAGGAGTAATCATGAATAACGAACGCAAAATGAGTATTCTACTGAACACGATTGAACAGATGGCTTGCGATGCCGAGGACAAGGGAGAAATAGACTTTGGTCTCCGCTTGACTGTCGAAGATGCTTATGCTTTATGCCACGCTGCCAGTCATACGGACAATACCCCCAACATCCGCGAGGTAGTTGAGAAGTACGGCGAGGATGTAAAGCGCAAGCTGACCCGTGCGGACATCCTGCACGCGGCGGAGAAGTGCGTATGCGGACAGCGCGAGACGGACTACGGCACACCGGAGGATAACTTTAAGACGATCGCAGAACTTTGGAAAACATACCTCAGGCGCGCGTGCGTGGATGAGGCGGGCGGTGTGTATATCGACGCGAACGACGTTGCCATGATGATGACGCTGCTCAAGATTGCACGCATTGCAGCAGGCGGCGGAAAGGCTGACAGTTGGATTGATCTTGCAGGCTATGCGGCTTGCGGTGCGGAATGTGAGGGAGTAACGGAATGAAGTACCGCAAGAAACCTGTTGCGATTGAGGCAGTCCGGTGGACAGGCGAGAACCGAGAGGAAATCCGTGCTTTCTGCACTCACAGTGCGCTTTTTACTGCTAAAAAGCAGCGCGCGGACGGCTTGGTTATTGCTTACGACTTGATGATAAGCACTCTTGAGGGAATGCTTTACGCATCTGTCGGCGACTACATCATCAAGGGCGTAAACGGCGAATACTACCCGTGTAAACCGGATGTGTTCGCAAAGACGTATGAGAGGGTGGAAGAATGAAAAAGTTATTTATTTCTCAGCCTATGAAGGACAAGACGGACGAAGAAATTCTCGCAGTCCGCGCAAAAGCTATCGAATCCGCAGAGCGTGAACTCGGTGAGCCGGTGGAAGTGATTGATTCGTTTTTCCAGAACGCGCCACATGACGCGCGTCCGCTTTGGTATCTGGCTAAGTCGCTGGAACTGCTGTCAACGGCTGATGTGGCGTATTTTGCGAAAGACTGGGAACAGTATCGCGGTTGCCGTATCGAGAACGAGTGCGCGATTGAATACGGTATTGATGTGATTGAGGATTACCACAATGACCATCGCTGAAATCGCCGCCCAGATGGGCGTTACGCCGGACACATGGCAGGAGCGCATGAAGCGCGAGTACCACGAGACGAAGGAACGCTATGAAAAGCTGAATCGGCTACTTGTTAAGCACGCGGCGGGCACGCTTGATTTTACGCTGAAATGCCCTATCGAGCTGCTAAAAGCACAGCGTGAGCACATGTCTGACTATCTGTATACGTTGGAAATCCGTGCGGAGATTGAAGGAGTGAACCTGCTCGCAGACAGTATCGCCCGAAAATACGTTAAAATCGACGATCTGATTGAAGAACTGCGGGAGAATGGAATAGCATTAGCATGAAAAAGAAAAGCGAATGCGCTGGGTGCGCATACTGGCGAGTACTGGGTACGAGCCAAGGGTCTAAGCTATGGGCGTGCCATTATTTGATCGACACGGGGAAATCGCGCGGATGTGAACCGGGTGTGGGTTGCGTCCGCAAGGCGGCGAGAATCAGCCGCCGTAGGCGATATACACAGCGCGGCATGGAGGAGGTAGTGGCACACGACGACTAAAGAATGGCTCAGACGAGGGATTGATCTGGAAAAATCAATCTCTGCGCTGGAAGAAGCACGAGTAAGGGCGTGGACACGGGCGACAAGCGCGACGGTGACGATCAAGGACACGCCGGGTGGCGGCGGTGACGTTACTGCAAACAAGGCTGATGCGTATCTTGCCCTGTCCGAGAAGATACAGAAGGAGCAAGAACGGCTTGCGCTGATTAAGGCTGAGATTATCAGCACCACGGCTAAGGTGCAAGATGCGGCACTGCGGGCGCTGCTGATCGAACATTATGTGAATGGTAGAACGTGGAGAGAGACCGCTGAAAAAATGAATTACAACGAAGTGCACGTTCGCGGAAAAATGCACGCACGGGCGTTGCGGGCAGTAGAACATATACGCACAGGCTGTGCATAAAGCTGTGGAAAACGGACTACACAATACTACAAAGAATGGTGGTATAATGATATCGTGATAAAAGCCCTAAAGGGCGGAATCACGGAGTTTCGTTCCTCCACTTTCAGCCCGCCGAAAGGCGGGTACACGCCCGAAAGCCTGCGTGAGGGCTGACGGGTGACAAGCCTTTCTGTTTAACCCCAAACACCTACTTAAAGCGGTGGGGGGACCTGCCGCTGACCTGCTCCAAAGTCTGCATGAGGGCAGAGGAGCAAAACGCCTTTCGCGGAACGAAGGCATTGATTATCCTTTCTATTCTTTCGGCGTGCCTTTTGCGCGGCGCGCCGATATGCTCCGAAGCCTGCATGAGGGTGACGGAGTAATAACATTCACGCTAAAAAATTGAGAATGGAGTGCGGTGCCTGCGGGCAACAGACACCGCAAACATGCCCGGATGGCTGCGTGAGGCCGGACGGGTAACGTATGGAACCTTTTTAGCCAAGGGCAATATGGCGGACTTTTGGCAAGCCTTGCATGATGGACGACGTGCAAGGCAATCTGTTCCCGAAGCTGCATGAGGCAGAGGGAGCAAAACGCCTCCAACGAGGACGATAATATTCTGGCGGTCCGGAAAGACGGACAATCTGTTTCCGAACGCCTGTGAAGCTGCTGCAACGGCTTTGCAGAGTTCAGCGGGTGCTTGCAGGCACGCCGCAACCGGGGTCGCTCCCCGCTGTAACCTAAAAAGGGAATCAGCCGGAAAACAAACCGATAGTAATTGTGACACGCCGGAGAGCGACGGCGCATAGTCCAGAACGAGAGGACGGCGATGCACTGCCGACGGACTGCGAGAGCCGAAAAAAAGTGCAGCGAACAAAAACGTTTATCTGATCAGCCGAAAAGCGAAATACGGTAGGCGGCCGCGACGGCGGCAAAACATTCCAAATCATTACACAGGCGGCATATATCTCTTGTGCTGCAAAAACTAAGATATAGGAGGTCATTACCTCTCTCGATTTCATACATGTAGTGTTTGCCTGTGGACAGCGGAGGAATCCTCGGTAAAAGCCCGACGTACAGACGCGACGATAGCGTTCATACCTCCCTGTGGAGGTATATCGGTTTGCATAGTGGCTGAAAGCGGGTGCGATTCCTGCAAAACCGAAACAGTCGTATAATGGTAAACCCCGCTCACCTTATGGCTTTGGTGAGCGGGGTTTGTCATGGTATTTACAATCAGGCAAGATAAATATTTTCGCCGGTCAGCTTTTCTTCGCGCTGCAAGTCGATAGGGCAAATGTGCTGGAGAGTAGAGCCTACCGCAAGTTTTAGACCTTCAAACTTGATGCGGCCTGAGAACAGGCCGTTCACGGTATCGGCCTGCGCTTCGGTTGGAATGAATGGCGTTTGGATGCCTTTGCAGTCGACCTCGGAAAGCTCGCGCGTGTGAAGGTAATGGTTTCCTTCGCCCTCGATAAATTTCCAGCTTCGGAAGATCAAAGAACCGTCTGCACGAATTGCAAGTTCGAGCTGCAGCGGCATAGCAGGCGAGAAAGGACAAGCATAACAGATCAAATCTCCGGGTTCGAATCCCTCAAATTTGCGGCTGAGGTCGATGGTATAAACATCGCCCTCAAAATTCGTCGTGTAGTCTTTCACTACTTGAATTTTCATTTTGCTGCCTCCTTTACTCGGTGATAATGCCCGGCGTGCCGTAGTAACCGTTGTCGATTTTGGTTACAACTTTGGATTTGTCCACATCGTAGGGGGTGCGGACGGAAGAGTGAAGAAATCATAGCACTTTTTATTGATGAAAAAGTTGCCGCTGTAGCCCTGCGCCTTGTAAAAATCAATCCAATCCTGTACGGTTTTGTTAGGAATCATGTTGCCTGCGTTGTCCCAAACTCTTAAATCTGTCATGATATTTTTTCCTCCTTGTTTGTTGTGAATAGTGTATCACGTTGTAAGTCCGATATGCAGGACTTTAGGTTTTGCGCTGTTGTGCTAATTGTACCCCGATGTGCGGGGTAGTGTCAATATGTTCCGCCGCAGGTGCGTGAGCCGGGCGGGAGATTAAACAATTTCAAAGCTGACACCCTCAATGAATAAGATAGTACCGTATCCGGGAAGAAATGCACAACGGCGTCCAACCCATTCCGGGTGATTACCTTGGTAATCCTGATAGGTGGATTTGTAGTCGTTGCCGATGCGGTCGTATTGTGCTTTTGTGATGCGTACCATGGTAAGTCCTTTCTGCCCTCGTTCCTCCGGGGCGGGGTGATTGGGTTGAGTGGAGTTAGTCAATAGCGCAGTAGGTAAGGGCATCATAGCCCATATCAGCAAGCGCCTTGGTCATTACCTCGGCAGCGGTCTCGCGCTTGTATGCCTGACCGGGAATGTGGAAGCAGATAACCCAACGCCGGTTAAAGCACTTCCACTCAAAGCAGCCGCATCCGGCCTCCTTGCAAGCTTGCTCAATCTTGGCGGACTGCCAGCGCGGGAGCAGGAGCGAGGGAGCATCTAAATTGCAGGTGCCGCCGTCCTCAACTTGTGCGGCTGCGGCTTTGCCGATCTCGTACACCTTGCGCAGATCGTCGCGGAGCTTGGCGTACTTGCCGGTAAGCGGCTTGGGTGCTGCGGGCTTGGTGTCTGCCGGGTAGGCGGTCAGCAGCTCGTCAAAGTCTGCGATTGCGTCCGCCTCGGTGCGTGCCGTGCGGCAGGCAATCTCGTGGCCATTGGGGTACAGGAGCATAGTCTCGTATTTGCCCGGCGTGAGTTCGCAGGTGTCGAGGATAACTCGGCGGCCGTTGTGTTTGTACTCGGTGTGCTTGATGGTGTTCATGGTGTGTACCTCCAAATTAAAATTTATGGATGCGGGCTTTAAGGGTAAACCCGCGAGAACCGTTTAAGCGCCGATCGTGCCGAACTGCTGATACAGGTAAATGTACTTAGCAAGTTCTTTCGCTCCGCCAATGGCGGTGCAGCGGCTTTTGTTGTCGTGCAGGCGGTAGTCATAGTACAGGAGACCAGGACGAACCGTTACGATGCCCTCGGAACTTCTGAGCACATTTTCCGCCTCGTCGATGTACTTGGCGGATACCTCATCAAAGAGGCCGTACTCATAATCGACAAACATATAAAAGTTGCTGCCTGCGAGGATTTCACCGGTGCGCTCGTCGCGGTCGATCTCGTCCCAGTGCATGAGCAGCTTCTCAACGTCGCTGCGCTTAACAGCCGGATCTTTGATCGTAACATGTGCGCTGGTGCTGTATCCGCAATCCTTAACGGATACCTTGAATGACTTGGTGTTGTAGCCTGCGGCTTTCAGTTCGCGCTTGATTGCTGCGTTGGTTTCTCGGTTAGTTAACATATTGATTACTTCCTTTCGGTGTTCGTTCCCTTTACTGTGCCTATATTATATATCAGTAGACTGACACAAACAAGAGGAAAACTGCACAAATATCAGTTGACTGATTTGTACAATATGTCAGTAGACTGACAGGGAGCAAAAGTAGTATGATAGGTGTACAAGGAGGGCTGATAATGGCAGCACAAAAGTACACAGGCACAGAAGCACAGAAGAAGGCAAGCACCGAATACAACCGGCGCAGAGATGCAATCACATTGCGCCCAACAAAAGAGGAGGGCGCGCAGATCAGGCAGGCCGCAGCCGATGCAGGCAAGGCGGTAAGTACCTACATATTGGGCGCTGTGCGCGTCCAGATGGACAAGGACAAGGAGGACAAAGCGTAGTGTATGACAGAGTAGATGCAAGCAGCGGAGAGAGCCTTTGCCGTACTATGGCGGAGGAATGCGATACCGCGATCTTAGCATTTTCCACAGGTAAGGACAGCATTGCAGCGTGGTTGCAGTTGAGGAAGTATTTCAAGCGTGTAATCCCGTATTATTGTTACACTGTGCCGGGGCTGGAATTCGTCGAAAACAGCCTCGCATACTATGAGGATTTTTTCGGCACTCACATTTACAGGCTGCCGCACAGATCACTGTACAGACTGTTGCGAAATCTGGTCTTCCAGTCGCCGGAGCATGTAACCAAGATCGAGGCGCTGGATTTGCCCGGCGAAGAATATGACGATGCCGAAATTGGCGAGATCATCCGCGAATGCAAGCGCCTGCCGGAATGCGTATACACTGCGACCGGCGTTAGAATGGCAGATAGCCCTATGCGGCGCATTGCCATGAAAACACATGGAGCGATCAACCACAATGCAAAGCGGTTCTATCCGGTGTTCGACTGGGTAAAAGCCGACCTGCTGCGCGAATTTGATGCAAGCGGTGTTCGGCTGCCGGTAGACTACAAGCTGTTCGGCAGAACGTTCGATGGTATTGATTATCGGTTCTTGAAGCCGATCAAGGAGAATTTCCCGCGGGACTACGAGAAGATTATCACATGGTTCCCGCTGGCAGAGTTGGAGTTATTCAGGAGGGGCGAACTGTAATGGGATATTGGAACGACGACGAAGTTAAGGAAACAAAAGACGATCACATTGAATTAGAGCAGCTCGAAAGCGAGTGCCTCGATGAGCTGGGAGACGTAGAGAAGGGTTTCCGTGAGCGCATGGGCGCTGAGAACAAGCGATTCCGCGATATGTGCGACACTGAATATTGGTGTTGTATCTGCTTTACCAGCAGAGCGCAGAAAGAGGAATTTCTCGCATCCCTCGAATTCGATACCGATCTAAAGTATATCGAAGGCAAGGAATTCGCGCGGGCGGTCAAGCGTCCGATTAAGACCGAAGATATGAAGTTTGCGCGAATCGGCAAAGGCTCAAAAGAATATTTGAGCAAAATCATTGGTGAATAAATATAACGGAAAGGATTATCTGCGAAAGATAGTCCTTTTTGTATATTTGAAAGGAGGTGTGAAGCATGGGGAGTGGTTATGGTAGTGGCAGACTTGCAAACCGTGGTCGTTCTGGCGGTGTGCGCCGTCGTAGCGTAGCGGTTGGCCGTCGTGCGGCTGGCGCTCGTGGCGCTCGCTCGTCCTCGACCTAAGCAAACACAACTCAACAGACAAAGCACCGAGACTTTCCCGGTGCTTTTCTATTGGGTGAAAGGAGGTTATGAAATGCCGAGAGGCAGACCGAAGAAAGTAATTGATCTTGAAGCCGTCGAAGAACTTGCCGCAGAGGGCAACACCCAAGCGGACATTGCGGACGCTCTGGACTTTGCGAGAGGAAACTTCCTGAATCGCAAGGATGTAAGGGCGGCTTATGTACGCGGCGTGTCACAGATGCGCTTGCGTTTGAGACATTGGCAGGTACAGGCGGCTAAAGGTGGAAATATACAAATGCTGATCTGGTTAGGTAGGCAGTACCTCGGGCAGGGCGATACCCCTGCGCCGATGGAAAGTGACAACGACAACGGCGTGCAGCCGCTCGTTGATATGCTGATGAAGCCCGCACCGGACAGAGATATAAAGGATTTTGAAGATGGATAATATCCCCGCACCGTTCACGAAAAAACAAGTGGATTATTTCTATAAATCCCTTCATAGCTGGTTCAACGTGGCCGAGGGCGGCAAGCGTGGCGGTAAGAACGTATTGCAAACAACGGCGTTCTGCGCTCGATTGGAAAAGCACCCGAACAGATTCCACCTCATTGCAGGCGTTTCTACTGCGTCGGCAATGCTTAATATCATCGACTGCGACGGTTACGGCATGATTAACTATTTCGGCAAGCAGAATTGTCGGGTAGGTAAGTACCAGAACCGAGACTGCATCTACGTCAAGACGCGTAACGGCGCTGAGAAGATCGTGCTTGTATCCGGCGGTCGTAAAGACGGCGACGAGAAGAACATTAAGGGCAACACTTACGGCCTTGCGTATATCACTGAGGCAAACGAGTGCCACCCTAAGTTTGTGCAGGAAGTCTTTGACCGTACCATGACGAGCGGCGACCGTGGTATTTATCACGATCTTAACCCGAAGGGCGAGAACCACCCGTACTACACAGACGTGCTCAACTTCCATATGGAGAAGCAGCGGGAGAACCCAAACTACGGTTTCAACTACGGACATTTCACCATTGCAGACAACCTTTCCGTATCGGATGAACGCTTGAAAGAAATCCTTGCGACATACGACCGCAAGAGCATCTGGTATCAGCGTGATATCCTCGGTATGCGACGTGTTGCAGAGGGTTTGGTTTATCCTATGTTCTCGACCGAGCTGCACGTTACGGATGGTGAAGGTTCCGGCAATCGCTGGTTTGTGTCCTGCGACTACGGCACGATTAACCCGACCGTGTTCCAACTTTGGCGGTTTGATGAAATGACCTGCAAATCAACTTGTGTGCGTGCGTATCGGCACGACAGCCGCAAGGAGAAGAAACAGAAAACAGATGAGGAATACTACGCCGATCTTGAAACGTTCGTTGGTAGCCAGTATATCGAGGCGATTATCATTGACCCATCGGCTGCATCGTTCAAGGAAACAATCCGCAGACACGGTAAATTCCGTGTGCGTGACGCAGACAACAGCGTGCTTGACGGTATCCGACTGATGGGAACGCTGCTTGCTGCTGGTTATGCACAGTACAATGCAAGCTGTACTGGAGCAATCGACGAATTCGGCATGTATATGTGGGACGATAAATCCCCCGAAGATGCGGTCATCAAGGAGTTCGACCATGATATGGACGCATCACGCTATTACTTCCAGACGATAGTGCGCCGAGAGGTTAGAGCAAGGGGGCTTGTGAATGTTTGAACGGTTGAAGCAGTTAATAAAGGCGGTGAGGCAAGCAATGATTCCGGCAAACAAAATTGAAGAGCTGACAGGGGCAACGGCGGTCTATGATTCCACGATGCAGTCAAACATTGACTTGTGGCGACGGATGTATATGGACGATGCCGAGTGGCTCGGTCAGCACGGCAACCGGAATGTTACGTCTTGTGGATTGCCGTCGGCTATCTGCCGAGCAGTAGCACGCCCAACCACCATTGAAAGCACCATCACTGTTGATGGCGGCGCACGAGCAGAGTTTCTGAATGAAAGCCTGCGCGGTATGATTCCACACATGCGAATTGACGTTGAAAAGGGTCTCTCGGTCGGCGGTTTCTTCTACAAGCCGTTTGTATCAGAGAACCGTGTGCTTGTGGACTTTAACACAGTCGGCAGCGCGTACCCGGTCAGCGTTGACAGCAACGGAGAGATCACAGCAGCAGTATTCGCGGATACCAAGCGAGAAAAGAACCGATATTATACCAAATTGGAGTACCACGAACTGAAAAGCGGCGTGTACACCATCAAGAACAAGGCGTACAACTCCGACAAGAACGGTAGTATCGGCTCGGAAGTACCGCTGAATACTGTAGAGGACTGGGCACAGATTGCACCGGAAACGACGATTCAGAACGTAGAACGTCCGCTTTTCGGCTTTTTTAAGGTGCCGATTGCGAACAACATTGAACCGGAAAGCCCGCTCGGCGTATCGCTTTACAGCGGCGCAGCGGTAGACCTCATCCGGCAGGCTGACCAACAGTGGGAACGGCTCATGTGGGAGTATGAAAGCGGCGAACGCCGTATCCTGATGAGCGATTCCGCGATTCCACAGCGCGTTGTAGATGAGCACGGACTATCGCACACGAACCCGCTGCTCCGTGACCGTCTGTTCCGCCGGATGCCGTTTGAAAACGTAGATTTCTATCAGGAGTTTTCGCCGGAATTCCGCAACGATGCACTATACAAGGGCTTCCAAGACACCTTGAAGATGATCGAACTGAACTGCGGCTTGTCTTTTGGAACGCTGTCCGACCCACAGACGGTAAACGCAACCGCAACCGAGATCGTATCCAGTAAGCAGACAATGTACGTCACCGTGAGGGATACGCAGGCGGCACTTGAACACGCTCTGAACGGCCTGCTGTACGGCATGGACGTTTACGCCACGCTTTACGGTCTTGCGCCTGCTGGTGATTGGGACTTGCAGTGCGATTGGGGAGACGGCGTTGTGCAGGACACCGAAAGCAAGCAGAAAGAACTTGCGGATATGCGCAATGACGTTTCTGCCGGTCTCATTCGAGGTGAGCTGTACATTGCAAAGAAGTACGGCGTAACCGAGGAAGAAGCAAGGGCAATGATGCCGAACGCGGAAAAGCTAACAGATGATGAAGAATAAGCAAACTGTTAGCAAATTGACTTTGACAATCGCATATCCCACTTTAATAAAGTGAATCCAGCGCCGCAAGGCGCTTTTTTCATGCCCGCAACGGCATTAAACTACGGAAATTGGCTATCCTGCAAGCCTAAAAGTGCAGGCAGATCGGTGACGGCGACCACCTAAAACGCCTAATCTGAAAGGAGTACACACATGAAGAAAGAAGAACTGTTAGAAATCGGTCTGACTGACGAACAGGCAGATAAGGTTTTTGCACTGAACGGCAAGGACGTTGAGAAATACAAGTCACAGGCGGCAGAAGCCAAGAAAGACGTTACCGACCTGCGCGACCAGCTCACCCAGCGCGACAAGGACATTGAGGACTTGAAGAAGAATGCGGGCGACGCGGACGACTTGAAGACCAAGCTCGACACCCTGCAGAAGAAGTACGACACCGACACCGCAGAATTCCAGAGCAAGCTCGATGCCCGCGATTATGCGGACGCAGTACGCGCCGGTATCGCCGCAAAGGGTATTAAGTTTACCTCCAAGGCGGCAGAAAAGGCATTTATCGCTGACCTGACCGCAAACAAACTGGAAATGAAGGACGGCACGCTGACCGGCTTTGACGATTACTGCAAGAAGCAGCAAGAATCCGACCCGGCGGCATTTCAGAGCGAAAAACCTGCTCCGACGTTTGCAAATCCGATTCAGAATCCCGCACCGCATGCGGTAAGTGCTGCCGGTCTGGCTGCACAGCGGTATTCCGCACAGTTCGCACCCAAGGGAAAGGAGTAAATAACCTATGGGCACTTATGTAAACAAAGTTGACGGTGCACGCAAGCCGTCTATCCTCGCAAGCGAAGTTGGTCTGATTACCAAGACCCGTCTCATTCCTGCAACCCTCGGCACCGCTGATGGCAATCGAAAGGTTGTTAAGCAGGGCACTATCTTCCCGCTGAACGACAACACCGCAGAGGGCATCGTGTTTGAGGATGTGGACGTAACCAACGGCGACCGTGTAGCTGCTGTTATTGTTGCTGGCCGTGTATATGCAAACCGCCTGCCCGCACAGCCGAGCGCGGACGATAGCTCCAAGGCTGGCGCAAAGTCCACCCTCGAAAAGAGCGGCGTTGTTTTTGTTAACGCGCCGGAAACCACCAGAGCGTAAAGGAGTAATAACCTATGGAATTTGTAGAACTGCTGAAAGAAGCTGACCTGCTGGACTTCGGTCAGAATTTCAAAATTGCACGCCCGGAGCTGTCCGGCGACCGCCTGTTCCCTGACCAGAAGACGCAGAATATCACCGCAAAGTACCTCGCAATGTCTGACAGTGCATACCTGCCGACCATGGCAACCGTGCACGCGCTCGACGCAGAGGCACAGATCGGCTCCCGCCCGACTGCAAGCATCGTAACCGTTGAGAAACTGCTCATCAAGCGCAAGATCAACCTTTCCGAGCGTGTCCGCCTGCTCCGCAACCACGGCGTAAACACCAACAACGAGATTCTCGACTATATCTTTGACGATATGGCACGTCTGGCCGAGGGTGTAAAGACCCGTACCGAGGTTGCAAAGCAGGAACTGCTTGCAACCGGCAAAATGACCATCAACGAGAACCACGTCAACACTACGATCGACTTCGGCGTTCCGACCGACCACACGAACAAGGCTTTCGACTGGTCTACCGAGGCAAAGGCAAAGACCATCCTCGACGATATTCAGGGCGTGCGTGACGCTGCTATTGCAACCGGCCGCGTACTGCGTGAGATCGTCACCAGCTCGGCTGTTCTCAGCCTACTTGCTAAGAGCGCTGTTATCCAGAACGCGCTGTTCGGCTCTGCTTTCGCGGGCCGTCTGGCAACTCAGGACGAGATTACGAGCCTGTTCTCCCGTCTGTTCGGCATTGAGCGAATCACTGTAAACGATCAGGTTTACAACTACGAAAAGGCAGACGGCACGCTGACCACTCAGCGCTACTTCCCGAAGAACAAGATTGCGTTCCTCGCAACCATGGCAAACGGTTCGTTCGGCGCTGGCCTGTGGGGTGTAACTCCGGAGGAGGAAGCACAGGGCGCGTTTACTGCTGCATCGCAGAACCAGTACATCACCATGACCCAGTGGCAGACCCCCGACCCGGTTGCAATCTGGACTAAGGCATCCGGTATGTTTATCCCGGTTCTGCCCGACCCGAACGGTCTGTACATTGCAACTGTAACCCTGCCGTCGTAAAGAAAGGAGCAATCCGCCGTGTACGCAAACTATGACTTTTACCGCACCTGTTACAAGGGTAATCTGATTGATGAGAAGGATTACGACCGCGTAGCAGGGAGAGCGGCGGATATTATCTCTTGCGCAACGCTCGGACGCTCTGACGGCGTTCTGAGCGACGCTGTAATGCACCGAGTAAAACGCCTTAACTGTGCGCTGGCAGAAGTCATGCACAATCAGGAAACCGCAGAATCCGCCGTCTTTTCTACGGACGGCGGCGCGGTATCCTCTGAGAGTGTCGGCTCGTGGTCTCGCAGTTACGGCGCTAACTCCGCTATTGCTGCACAGGTGCAGAGCATTGAAGATCGGCAAAAACGACTTATCGCACAGTATTTGTGCGGTACTGGCTTACTCTATGGCGGTATCGGCTGATGAAGTATCCTATTACTCCGGAATACCTTGAAAACGCGCCTAAACCGCTTGTGAAAGCAATCCTCGCAATGGAAGATGACCTGTTGCGTGAGATTTGCTCCCGCTTCAAGTTGACCGGCGAACTGAACGAGGTAACGATAAACGACATACGCACGCTGAAAGCATATGGTCTGGATATGGATACCATCGAACGGCGTATCGCAAATCATACCAAGACCAGCACAGAGGAAGTGCAGGGCGCGCTTGACCGTGCGGTAAAGCTGAACCGTGAGTATTACGGCGAGCTGTCCGACAAGGCAGGTATTACAATGCCACTTGAAATCGTGACGGCACGAGAAATTGAACTGATTCGCAAGCAAATGCTCGATGAGTACCGCAACATTACCCGTTCTTTGGGTTTTGCTGTGCAGACGAACGGCGAAATCGTGTTCCGCCCTATCGCTAAAGCCTATCAGGCTGTGCTTGATAAGGCAGAAATGAAAGTGTACTCCGGCGGCTTTACGGTGCAGCAGGCACTTGAAGATGCTGTACGGGAACTGGCTGACAGCGGTATTCGTACCGTTGATTATGCGTCCGGTTGGATGAACCATGCTGACGTTGCGGCGCGGCGCGCTATTGTAACCGGTCTGAATCAGGTTACATCCAAGTATGCCGAAGAAGCGGCGGAGGTGTTGGAAACCGACTTATACGAAGTGACCGCCCATCGTGGAGCACGCGATAAGGACAAACCGCACGTTTGGTCAAATCATAAGCGCTGGCAAGGCAAGGTATACGCCACAAAAGACGGCAGCAAGTACCCGAATATCTACAAGGTTTGCGGATTGGGACAGGTTGACGGCTTGGAGGGCGCTAACTGTAGACACCACCGGCATCCGTTTTTGGAGGGCGTTTCTGAGCGCGTCTATACGGACGATGAACTAAAGAACATCGACCCGCCGCCGTTTGAGTATCAGGGCAAGACTTACACCGCCTACGAAGCGACGCAGATGCAGCGCAAGTTGGAAACGGCTATGCGGAAGCAGACACGGCGCAGGATGGCGTTTGAAGCTGCCGGGGATACCGAGCAAGCCGACAATGCAAAGATACGTCTGCAAGCGTTAAAACGCGAATACAAGGCGTTTTCCGAAGCGGCAGAATTGCCGACACAGTTTGAAAGGGCAAAGGTGACAGCATGAAATTACCGCACACCGTGACGATCTTTCAGCCGTCCGGCAGAACAGTGCTTACAGGCGTGTTGCTGGAAAGCACCAGAGGCACAGCGGCAACGAAAACCGCACTCAACAGCGCGGATTCCGTCACGCTGCATATCCCTCTGCCGTGCGAACTTACGCTATCGTCTGAAAAGGACTATTTCGCCCGTGGTGACGTTCCGGACGAGGGCAGTTACCAGAAATGCCGTGAGAAGCACGAGACATACCGGGTGACAAGCGTTTCGCGCTATGACTACGGCCTGTTGCAGCATTTGGAGGTGGGCGGACGATGATTTACTATTCTCTGAATCTGAAAGTGCCGAAAAACGTACTGGAAGATCGCGTTGCAAAGGCTAACAAGTGGCTTTGTGAGGAAATCATCAAGGACACCGATCAGTTTGTTCCCGCGCGAACCGGAGCACTGGCAATGAATGTGCACCGGCAGGGGAATACCATCGTGTACGCCTCTCCCTATGCACGATTCCAGTATTACGGCAAGGTGATGATTGACCCGGCAACCGGCAGTACGTTTGCACCCAAGGGCACGCGCAAGGCGTTGACAGACCGGAACCTCAAATACAGCAAGGGGATGCACAAGAATGCGCGTCCTCACTGGTTTGAGGCAAGCAAGGCGTTGAATGAAACACGCTGGATGGAAGGAGTGCGCAAGATTTTGACCGATGAGTGAGAAATTGAACATCGTAACAGCTCGTGAACAAGACGGTGTTTCACGGGCTGTTCTTTTATGGCTGAAAGGCTATGCTCCCGAAATCGAGTTTGAATATCTCCCGCCGGAACGGTCAGGCATGATGCTTACCAGTGTACAGAGCGCGTATAAAACCGCACAGTACATTGACGGCGGATATGCTGCACAGTACCCGTTTGGCGTGATGTATCGCGCCTTGCCGACTGACAGCGAGGAACGTCTCGACGTTGAATCCTTGCTGAATGAGCTGGGAGCATGGGCGGAAGAAAACCCACCTGATCTCGGCGAGGGAATGACCGTCACATCTGTTGAGCGAACGACCCCTGCGGGGCTTATCGCTCGATACGAAGATTTAACCGAGGATTACCAAATCCTCTTAACCATTAACTATGAAGTTGAGGTGTAAAAATGGCAACTGAAAAGATTAAACGTCCTCTGATTGCACACTTTCTGGATACGTCCGACAAGATGGGCGAGTATTCGGATGCAAAGTGGGCACGAATCGGCAAGAACGTAACCGAAGCATCTACGGACTACGGTGCACAGACTGAGACCGAGCAGGATATTATCTCTGATTCTGCAACTACTGAGATTACCGGCTATCAGCCGACCATGAGCGTTTCTCAGCAGTGCACCAAGGGCGACGGTGTGTTTGAGTTTATCGACAAGAAGCGTCGCGCTCGTGCTACTCTGGCAGATTCTCACGCATGGCTGCTGAACGTGGACATGTGGAATGCTACCAGTGATAGTGACACTGCGACTTATGTTGCAGAAGTACAGGAAGTATCTGTACAGGTTGATACCTACGGCGGTGCAGGCGGCGAATCCCCGACGCTGGAATATACGCTGAACTATGTAGGCGACCCGATTCCGGGCACTGTTAAGATCACCGGCGGCGCACCGGTATTCACTGCGAACGTATCCGTATAAGGAGGTAACGAGGAATGGATAGTATCCGCGTAAACAGCGGCGTAAAGGTTATTGAAGTCAACGACAAGGGAGAGACGATCTCCCTTCCGCTGTCTGATGATAGCTTTGTCAAAGGCTTTTTCGACCTGCTGAATGAAATCAAAGACAAGGCAACGGCTATTTCTGAGAAGAAAGGCGACGTTCTGGACACTCTGGACGATATCGTAGCGTTTGACAAAGACGTTAGGGACAAAATCGACGCGCTGATTGGCGAAAATACTTGCGCGAAGGTGTTTGGTGCGGTGCTTCCGTCCTCCGACCAGTTCCTTGATTTCTTCGCACAGCTTACCCCCATCATTGACAGCCACGTTGAGAAGCGTGCAGCAAACATGAGCAAGTACAGCGCGGAGCGTGTCGGCAGTGTTTAACATGCTGCTCGATCGCCTGCCAAGCTCTTACAAGGGGTATCTGATTCGCACGGATTACAGAATCGGCATTCAGATTTCCCTTGCACTGGACGACCCGAATTTAAGCGATAATGACCGTGCATGGGTGGCATTATCCTTGCTTTACGGAGCAGGGATGCCACCCATTGACATTGCACTGGAAGGTTTGCAGTGGTTTATTCGCTGTGGCGACGATAGAGAGATTGAATCCGGCGGTAAACGCATGATGTGGTTCGATTTCGATTCTGCACGGTTGTACGCATCGTTCCGGCAGACGTTCGGCATTGAGCTGCACAAGGTCAATCTGCACTGGTTTGAGTTTATGGCAATGATGGAAAGCCTTAACGAAGATTCGGCAATGTCTCATGCCCTGCAAATCAGAGGCACGGACACAAGCAAAATGAAGGGAAAACAGAAACAGGAATACGAACGTCTCAAACGTAATTTAACCCCTGCACCCGCACTTTCCGAAGAGGAAAAGGAAGCTATTGACGCTTTTTGGGCGCAGATCAATTAGAAAGGCGGTGAATAAATGGCGGATGGCTCTATCAGAATCGAAGCTACTGTAAGCGACGAACAAGCGAAAAAGCAGATTGCACAAATGACGAAAGACATTGAAAAGCAATCAGCCGCCGTAGATAAACAAGCCGCAAAGGTACATAAACTTGCTGAACAGTGGAACAAGGTAGCCGCTGGCGGAACGAAGGGCATTAAAATGCAAGCCGACCTTGCCGCAACGGAGAAAGAAGCCGCACGTCTGGCTGCTCGGTTGGATGAAGTAAACGCTGAGATTGAAAAGGCTCAGAGCGATTACAACACCAAACTGAAACAGGCGGCAACGGGCGCAATCCCACAGGAGGAATTCTCGGAATCGGCGCAAAAGCTGAATTCGCTTGTTGCTGAATCGGATAAATTGGGCGAAGCTCTGCGAAACGCAGATGATAAAGCGGCACAACTGAAACAACAGCTTGCCGAGATCAAGCAATCGTCCACGATGAGCAGCGCCGGTCAGAATGTACGGCAAAACCTTTCCAATGAGACCACGCAGTTAGAGAACATGAAGGCCGGGCTGAAACAGTCCAAATCGGAAATGAACGACTTCGTAAGTCAGACAAATTCCAAAATGGCTAAGCTGAAACGAGTTATTGCGGGTTTGGGCGCTGGCTTGAAAACGTCTGTCGGAAGTCTGCAAAATTCGCTCGGCGGCAAATTGGGCGCAGCGATTGACAAGCTCAAAGCCAAATTCTCCAATTTCGGACGTTCCAGCCAAAAGTCCATGAAGAAAGCCACGGGCGGCGTACAGTCGTTCGGTGTGCGTCTGCGATCTATCGTTGCGGGTGCGTTGTTCTTCAACTTGATTTCCAAAGCGCTTACGGCAATGGCTGACCGTTTGGGCAAGGCTCTGCTTGCGAACCAAACGTTTGCAAAGTCGTTTGGACAGGTGAAAAGTAACCTGCTGACGGCGTTTCAGCCTATCTATGAATCTATCATCCCATGGCTGAATAAGCTGATGCAGGCTCTTGCACAGGTAACGGCACAGATGGCGCAGTTTATCGCGTCTGTGTTCGGTACGACCGCACAGCAGGCACAGGAAAACGCAAAGGAACTGAACAAGCAAACGGATGCACTGGATTCCACGGCATCGTCTGCGAAGAAAGCTGAAAAGGCTCTTGCATCGTTCGATACAGTCCAGAAATTAAGCAATAACAGCAGTAACACGACCGACCCGAGCGCACCTAAGTTTGATACGGATTATTCCGCAGCAAAAAATCAGACACCACAATGGCTCACTGACTTCTGGAAAGTATTTCAGGATTCGTGGGCGCAGTACGGACAGCAGACCATTGAAAGCGCAAAGAACGCTCTTTCTGCGCTGAAAGACATGGTTTCCGCTATCGGTCAAGCGTTTATGGCGGTATGGACGAATGGCACAGGTCTTGCGCTGCTGAACAATATTCAACTGCTGCTGCAAACCATCTTCAACCTGATTACCTCCATCGCAACGGCGTTTACTAATGCGTGGAATGCGAATAATACAGGCGAACAGATGCTGCAAGCAATCATGAACTTGCTGAACACGATCGTTCAGATTATCACCTCTATTGGCCAAGCGTTTATTAACGCATGGAACAGTGGAAACGCAGGACAAGCCATGTTGCAGGCAATCATGACGGCGATTACGAATGTTGTTAGCTTTGTAAATTCCATCGGTCAGGCGTTCCTTGTTGCTTGGAATCAAGCCGGTTTGGGCGAAAGCATTATGGGGCACATCATTTCCATCGTCACCAATATTGCAAACGTAATCGGAAACATCGCACAGAGATTGCAAGAGGCGTGGGAGAAAAACAATACCGGAGTTGCAATTTGGACAGCAATTCTCGGAATTGTAGATTCCGTCCTTGGTTTTGTTGACAGAATCGCACAAGCCACGGCAAATTGGGCAGCACAGTTGAATTTCAGCCCGTTACTGGAATCCATCAAGACATTGCTCGAAGGCGTTAAAAACCTTACAGATACATTAGGAGAAGCACTTGGAGAGATATACCAAGATATTATCCTTCCTCTCCTGACGTGGGTTATCCAAACGGGTCTGCCAAGTGTTATAACTCTTCTCGGCTCTCTGGCAAACTTTATTGCGAACAACAAAGTCTTGGTAAAAAGCTTAATTGAAGCTGTAACGCTTTTTGTCGCCGCGTGGAAACTTACTGGCATTATTGCGGCTGTTGCAAAACTGGTATCTACGATCAACCCGTTGACTGCCGCTCTTGGCCTTGTGGTTACGTTGACACTTGCTGTCATGAATGCATGGAGCAACCTCTCCACCCTTGAGCGTGTTACAACAATTATCTATGCTGTTGTTGCTGCGGTAGCCGCTTTGGCGGTCGCTCTTGGCGCAATCACAGGTCCAGCGGGAGCGATTGCGGCGGCGGCTTCGATTGCCGTCGGCATAGGCATGGTAGCCTTAAATACCAGTAAAGCGAACAAGCGTTCTTCCTCCGGTACGCGTGCTTATAGCGGAGAATTTTCACGTCCAGTTGCATTTTCTCTGGATTCGGTTCCGCACCTTGCAAACGGTGCGGTTATCAGTCCGAACAGTGAATTTCTCGCTCTGCTGGGCGATCAGAAAAGCGGCGTGAACGTGGAAACCCCGCTGTCCACCATGATTGATGCGTTTAACGCGGCGCTGGATGCACGCGGCGGCACTGGAAACAGCAGTCAGCCTATCGAGCTGTACATCGACGGCGCGAAGTTTGCACGCATTACTGGCCCGTACAACAGCGGCGAAACGCGGCGGCGCGGCGTGAGCCTTGTAACAGGAGGTGCATAAATGGAACTTACTGTAGACGGCAAGAAGTACAACGTCCTTGTTACAGGACTTACCCGTAAATTTCAAGTGCTCGACGGCGAGAACGCAGAAAGAACACTCAGCGGCACAATGATTCGTGATATCATCGGCACGTTTTACAACTACGAAATGAAGTTGATGCCGATGGTCGGCAAGTACGGAGACTACGACGCGCTGTATCAGGTGTTGAGCGCACCGCAGGACAGTCACAGAATTGTTGTTCCGTATGCACAGAGCACGCTTACGTTTAACGCATATGTTACTGCTGGACAAGATAACCTCATTCGCAAGAAACCCGGAGAAGCATACTGGACGGGGCTTTCCGTGCAGTTTATCGCAATGGCACCGCAAAGGACGTGACACATGGGAACCAATACAATCACATATCTTGACCGCACGTTCGATGCACACGATGTAATCAGCGGAAATGCATATTATGCGCGTCCGCTGAACAGTGCCTCACTGGAAATCGACACGTTTTCCTTTGATGTGCAGTCGGATGATATCAGTTTAACGGAGTTTATCCGTAACACCCCACTGACTTTCTACCATGATGGAAATCAGATGGGGATTTTTTATGTGCAGACAATCTCTCGCACCTCTATCAACACTTACCACTTTACCTGCACCTCGACCGTTGGCCTGCTGGATGAAACCTACCACGATGGCGGTATTTATACCGGCGAAACCGTGCGCGAAGTGTGTACGGACATTTGCTCACCGCTGACCTGCTATGTGAAGTCTAACATTGCAAATATCAAGCTGTATGGCTGGCTGCCTATCGCAACACGGCGCGAAAACCTCGCACAAGTGCTGTTTGCTATCGGCGCAACGCTGAAAGTGGACTACAATGGCGCAATCCGTATCGAGGGTTTGTGGGACGGACAGTCGAGCGAAATCACCGCAAGTGAAATGTACGCAGGCGGCTCGGTGGAGTATGCAACGCCGGTTACGGAAGTTATCGTTACTGAGCACGCCTATTCGCAGAGCACAACGGAAGTTACGGAACTGTTCAACGGCACGACCTCGGCGGGCGATAAGATCACGTTTGACGACCCGTGCTATGATCTCGAAGCCACAGGCTTTGCAATCACAGAGAGTGGCGCGAACTACGCTATCGTTACCGCTGGTTCCGGCGTGCTGAATGGCAAGAAGTACACCCATGTTACGCGGCAGATTATCGCCCCAACAAATACCCGCAGTCGCAGTCTGGTTGAACAGTCGGACAACACGGTAAAGGTTGAGAACGCAACGCTTGTCTCGCTTGCGAACGCAACAGCCGTTGCAGAACGCCTTGCTGAGTATTACAGCCATAACGAACGCATCAACAATAAAATCGCTATCAAACGCGAAACTCCCGGCGATGTGGTGCAGATTTCGCACCCTTACGGCGGTGAAGTGATCGGATGCGTTGAAAGTGTAGATGTCACCGTGTCTGGAAAACTGGCAGCACAGGAAAGCGTGCTGGTTGGCTACAAGCCACAGGATATCGGCGAACAGGAGTATTACGATACCGTCGAAGTGCTTACGGAGAACGGTGCGTGGACTGTGCCGGAGAGAGTGACCAATATTCGCGCTGTTCTGATTGGCGGCGGCGCGGGTGGTTATAGTGGCACTAAAGGTGAAAACGGCAAACGCGGGGGGCGCGGTGATGGTGCTGGTGGGGCCGGTGGCGTCTCCGGTGCATCGGGGGCAGGCGGAAAAGTATATAGCACTGAACTTAAAGTTACACCTATGGAGAAATTTTCTGTGCGAATCGGGTTAGGCGGTGCGGGTGGGTCTTATGCTGAGAATGGCAGTATAGCTGGGTCACTTGGCACGCCTACAACATTCGGTACATTATCATCAAACAATGGTTCATCGTCTGAAATTGGTTTTGTTGACCCTGTAAACGGAAAACAATATGCAAAACCCGGAGATGCTGGAAAAAATGGAGGCGCAGGAGGTTCAGGCGGTAAGGCGGTCAGGGATAAAAAAGAATGGTTTGGTAAAGACGGCGAGAACGTATTGGGGTATATCGGAGGCCATGGCGCTTCTGGCCATAGCACAAGTTATTTGAGCGCATCGGCTGTTTCGGGTGGTGGTGGCGGCGGTGGTGCTGCGGTTGGCAACAATGGCTCGGATGGTGAAAGCCCAAGACTTGAAGGCACAAATTTTGATACATCAGAATATAAAGGATACGGTTATATCGTCCATAATGCTACAGGAGGTGCAGGAGCAGATGCTACTATTGTTCCTACTACATCAACTGTCCCAGGAACTGGTGGCGGTGGTGGCCACGGTGGTGGCGGTGGTGGTGGTGGCGGTATGGCACAAGCAACCTCTATATGGGGATGTTACGGTGGAGACGGCGGTATCGGCTCTAACGGCGGAGACGGTGCACCGGGTTGCGTCCTTATTTATTATCGCCTGCCTAAAGCGCTTTATGCTTCCGGTGCAGTCCATGACAAGAACGGCAAAATCATTTCAGACAAATACGGAAGGAGGTTGGTTGTTTAATGGCTGATACTTACTATACAAGCCGATACAGCGGTGATGACATTGATAATGCAGTCGATAAAGTAAACGACACCTCAGCCGGAAACGATGCACTCAAAGCGGCATTAGACGCGCTGACTGCGCGTGTCGCGGCATTGGAGGGCAAGAACACATGATCTATTTCAACAACTGGGAGCTGACCGCAGATTGTGAAGTGCTTGCCCGCCAGCATGATAATCTGACGCGCTCCATCACAGTTACAGGTGATCTCCCGCCTGACTGGACGTGGGAAATGTATGTGTCAGCAGGTGGGAACATGGATATCCTGCCGATGCAGCAGGACGAAACCGGAATCTCGGTGTTGCTGACTGCGCAGAACCTTCCCGTTGCAGGTGAATATGCTTTCGAGCTGCACGGCACGCAAGGCGAGAAAACGCGCAGCACAAACAGCATCCATGCATACATCCCGCCTGCGATGAGCGGCGACGCACACTGGCCGGAAATTCCGACAGCGTTTACCGAACTTGAAAAGCGAATGCAAGCGCTTGCCAACACTTACCCGACAATTGGCAATAACGGCAACTGGGTAATTGCGGGCAAGGACACGGGCGTAAGCGCGAAGGGCTTAACTCCGTTCATCGGAGACAACGGTAACTGGTGGATTGGCGAAGAAGATACCGGTGTACCCGCATCGGGCGGCGGGCATGGTAACGTGTTTTCAAATGATGTTTCCGCTATTCGCGTCTTGACCCGTGCAGAGTATGACGCAATCGAAAAGCACGATGAAACTGTGCTTTATCTGATAACGGGGTGACGGAATGTATATCGGAGACAAAAGCATTATCGCGTATTTCTTAGGAAAGATGGGAATTTACGAGGCGTATTTGGGCGATGAATTGCTCTATCGCCGCAAGAGTTCCTACCTTTACCTTGAATTAAACACAAAAGGAGTGTAAAACATGGCATCTTTCTTTAACTTAACACTGGACACTACCGCGCCTGCCGGGCTTACCCTCAAACTGAACAACGGCGCTGCATATGCAACCAGTACGGCAGTAACGGCTACGATCGGTCTGACGGACAGCGCAACGACCGGCTATCAGATGAAGATTTGGGGCGTAGCGGGTGCGGCAACGGAAGCCGAAGCTGCATGGGCAACGTTTGTAAAGTCTAAGGCGATCACGCTGACCACTGGCGACGGCCAGAAAACTGTATCCATCAAGGTACGCGACGACGTAGGCAATGAAACTGCTACTGTTACCGCGAAGATCACGCTGGATACCGCTGTTCCGGTTGTTACGATTACCGGCCCGGACAAGAGCAAGATTTCTAAGGTGGCAACCTTCAATGTTTCGGCGTTCTCGTTCTCTGCAAATGTAGACTTTACGGAATACAAGATCAAGGTTGTTCCGAGCGAATCCAGCCTTGAAAATGCGGGTACTCAGATTCCGACTACCAGTGGTTCCACTAACACCAGCGGCGCTGCGGGTGGATACAAGAAGGACACTGCAATCAACGTCACTATCAACGGCGCAGACCTCGAAACTGCATCTGCGGGCGACGGCGTGAAGATCGTCAAGGTGTTCGTAAAGAACGCTGCCGGTACTTGGAGCGTGGCGTAAATGGCAGCTCCAAATCTGACTTTTTCCATCACGGGAGAGAGGATTTCGGCGGTTTCTGGCTTCGACAAAGTTATTGTTGCGTTTCAGTCGGACATTCCGTATCAGGCATTCGAGTGCCGCGCTACGAAGTCCGGCGAGGAATGGGGCAGAGGGAGAGGGACGCTCATTGCGTCCTTCTCTCAAACCCCTGCTGCAACACAGCGACAGTTCGAGGTATACGACGATTTCTTGCTTTCCGGTGACGGCATTTACCGCATTTCCCTCTATGCACAGGGTATGGATGGCAGTTGGAACGACAACTGGGGTTTTATCCCGTCTGACAGCAGCGAAACCATGCTGGACGCAGAAGGAAACGAATTTCTTTGCATGAAGGAGTGATGGCATGGCTTATAATTCTTCACATACCGGCGCACAGATTGATGATGCGGTCGGTAAAGTAATTGAAAAGTCGGGAACATGGGATAACAAGCAAAACAAAATCGAGGGCAAGAAAGGGCAGTATGCAGGTTTTACAGAAGACAATGTACTTGGCGCTGTAAATGCTCCGAGTTCTGGCGGTGGTTCAATCATCACCATCACGTTTGCAAGCGATTTTGTCGGTCAGACGTGGACGCTCAAGGGCGGCAGCGAAACCTACACCGGCACGGTGGACAGCAGCAAGACGGCCACGGTAAGCGTGCTGGGCATCGGCACGACGTACACGCTGGCGTGCGTGCTGGGCGGCGTGACGTATACGGCTGAGGTGACGACCAAGGACTACTACACGGCGCTTGCAGTAACGCTTGAAAAATTCCAGAGTACGATTACCGTAACCGTAGATAGTGGTTCAACGGTAACGGCTACGCTCGGCAGTACGGTACTGACCAAGACAAGCAATGGTACGGCGGTATTTACCATCGGCAAGGCGGGTACGTGGACGATTAAGGCTACCAAGGGTGACCAGACCGCAGAGGGTACGGTAAGCATTACCGCCAGCGGTCAGAGTAAGGCGCTGACGCTGAGTTACACTAATGTGTTCGGTGTTTGCTGGGATACGAGCAATTCGAGCACGGCGCTGACGCGCTTAACTCCGAGCACTGACCCTTACGGACTGGTTACGCGGTCGGTGACAACTGAGCCTAAACCTGCGGTCGGTACTGGTTCGGGCAGTTCGCCTTTTGATAGCTATGCACCGTGGAACGGCATGAAAGAGTGCAATCTGAACAATGCGGGCGCTGTAACAGCATGGAAAGGGGATAGTGGATTCTCGCGTTCCAACAACTTTACCATGGTGTTTATTCCGGAGTTCTATGTTGCGGCGAAACGTAACGGTACGAAGCAGTATTTCTATGTGTCGGATAAGCCCAAGACTGGAATGACGAAACATCCGGGCAGTGGAAAATATATCGGAAAGTATCACATAGGGAGTCAAATCGTAAGCAAGTCCGGCGTATCCCCGCTTGTTGATTATTCTCGTTCATGGTTTAGAACCGGTACGAAGAATAGGGACTCGAAATTCCACCTGTATGATTTCGCAACTTATTGCGCAATTATCTTTCTGTATATTGTGGAATTCGCTGATTGGAACTGTCAAAAAAAAATTGGCTCTGGAATTACTAATGGCAGTGTGCATTCGAATGGTGATACAGACAACATGAAGTATCACACAGGGCGTACTAATGATTTTGCTGGCGATGCACAGAATCCAGTGCAGTATCGCTGGATTGAAAACCTGTGGGGTAATGTAAACCAGTGGGTGGACGGCTTCAACGCGAACGGCGCGGAAGCATACTACTGCACCGACCCGAGCAAATATGCGGACGATACGACGACCGGCTATACCAAAATCGGCACGCTGCCTGCGTCCGGCTACATTAAGGATTTGACCGTTACCGATAACGGTCTGCTCATTCCTAAAACGACCGGCGGCTCAGAAACAACGTACATTCCGGATTATGCGAGCTTGTCCTCTGGCTGGCACGTGCTGTGTGTTGGTGGCGGTTGGGGCGATGGTTCGAGTGCGGGTCTGTTGTTCTTCTATGCGAACTTCGCCTCGTCGGTTTCGGGCGCGGGCATCTCCGCGCGTCTCCTGTGCGAACCTTGAAAGGAGTGACAAGAAATGAAGGTACACGGCGATGTAAAACCGCCTGAGATTGCGGCGGGCAGTATGCCAAACAAGCCCGGCAGGGCATGGGTACGGCTGACCCAGAATGCCAAGCAGGAGAAAGACAAGGACGGTCATACCGGTTGGGTGTACGATGAGTACATTACTGAGGTGGATGACACACCCGGTCTGTTAGACGAGGTAACAGCCAACTACGACAATCTGCTGCGGGAAGCCAAGGCGAACGAGAAAAGCAAGGCTGACCTCGTGGCAGAAAATGAAGAACTGGTGGCGCAGAACGCAATGCTTAAGCAGCAGGTGGCTGCGCTGACCGATCAGCAGTCTTTTTACGAAGACTGCATCGTGGAAATGGCGCAAATTGTTTATGCGTAAGTTAATCAACAATATTCGAGAACGTTTTGAAAGGACGGTTATTATGATGGCAATTTTGTTCGCGCAGAGAGTAATCCTCGGCAAGTGTGAGTTTGAGCAGGTGCCGAAGAAGTTGCGGAAGCAGGTAGCGGAAATCCTGATCGACGAGTGCGGTATGCCGGAGCTTGTGCCTGCTGAGTTCGGCGGTACGGCGGAGTAAGCACACGATAAACACAACGGAAAAGGAGTAAAGTTATGTATCCCAACAACATCTACATCAAGAACTACGCAGAAGTGAAGAAGTACCACGGAGACATGGGCGTGCAGCTCGATAAGTTCGATAACGCCCACAACCTCAAGCATGACGCGCTCTCGCGCGCTCAGTACAAGCACTGGCGCGCACAGCAGACCGGCGTGCCTGAACTTCTCAGCGTTGAGGATAAGCGTCTGCTGGGGATTTGATTATGCCGACGGAAGTTATCTGCACCATTATCACAGGTGCTGCCGGAATTATCTGCGCTGCTATGGCGGCGCAGTCCGGCAAGCGTGATAAGAGAGCAAGGGAAGAAGCGGAGCGGGTAAACCAGAGAGCGGAACAACGAGCCAAAGAGGGACGCTTGCAGCTTGCAATGATTAACGCAAACTGTCAGCTTACCGTTGGCGTAGCAATGGCGTTAAAGCGCGGTCACTGCAACGGTGAGGTAGAAGCAGGGCTTGCGGCTATTGAAAAGACGACGAAGGAATACGAGCAGTTCTTAGAAGGAATTGCTATAGACCATATTGCGAGGTGAGAGTATGAAGGTAAATATCCCTGTACGAATGAAGAACCCGTGGTTTTGGGTTGGCGTGGTGTCCGTAGCGATTACGGCGATTGGCGTTGACCCGCAGACATTTACGAGTTGGGCGGCTGTGTGGGACGGCATTGTTTCGGTGCTGTCTAATCCGGTACAGCTTGTTACCATGTGTCTGGCTATCCTCAGCGTGTTCGTAGACCCCACCACAGCGGGTATTACGGATTCCCAAACGGCGCTGACCTACACCGCACCGAAAAAGAAGGGTGAGTAAATGAGTATTCCGTTTAAACAGTGCAATCCGAACAACTATCAGAAGGGACGTTCGTTCCCGATAAACTGGATTTGCTTACACTTTACGTCCAACAACGGCGATACGGCACAGAACAATGCAGACTTTTTTGCAAGAGAAAGCGGACTGCGTGCCAGTGCACACTACTTTGTAGACCCGAACGGCGTTGTGCAGAGCGTAAAGGACGGCGACACGGCATGGCATTGCGGCAGGGAACGCGGCGGCAGTTACTACAACGACTGCCGGAACGCTAATTCCATCGGCATTGAAATGTGCAGCGTGAAGCGGAACGGCGTGTACGTTATCCCTGAGGATACAATGAAGCGTGCCGCAAAGCTGACCCGTGAGCTGATGGCAAAGTACCATGTGCCGGTTTCGCGCGTGTGCCGTCACTACGATGTGACACACAAGGATTGCCCGGAACCGTGGGTACGCAATCCGCAGTTGTGGCAGAAATTCAAGGATATGCTGACAGAGAAAGAGGTTGAAGATATGACGGAAGCACAGACCAGAAACATTGCAAAGCAGGAAATTGCCAACGCCGAAAAGGCAAAGAAGGTTTACGACACGGTAGACGCAGTCCCCGCGTGGGGCAAGGCAACCGTACAGAAGCTGGTGAACAAGGGCTTTCTGCAGGGTGACGATCAGGGCAAGCTGGCACTGACGACCGACCTGCTGCGCCTGCTGGTTATCAACGACCGTGCACGCCTTTACGGCTAAGTTGCGGACGGACATAAAAGATGGTATAATTCTATCAAGATTGAAAAAGTGCATTGTTCCTGCGCTCCTCGAAGCCTTATGAACCTACATATGGTATTGACGTAGAGGACACGGGACGGTGTGTTTTTATAGGGTGCGAAGCGCGAAAGTGTGTCGCACCCGATTTTTTATACAAGGGGAAAGATATGCGGTGACACCATAACAAGGGGATACCGCATGAAATTAACGGAATTTACAAGGCCGGAGGTGGAATACTTCCGGCGTGAGTGCAATTTTACACCAGAAGAACGCGCCGTGTTTGACCTACGAACATCGGCGCGCTCTATTACTCAGATTTGCATGACGCTGCACATGAGCGAAAGCACGGTGCATCGTCGGTTGAACAGCATCAAATGCAAAATGCTGCGCGTGCTGTGACAGCAAGTTGACAGATTTGTGACAGGTTTTCACGCCCGGCAGACCTTATACTGAAAGTATAAGGAAGTGATCGCATGAGTTACGAACAGAGACTTGAACGCATGGGGTATGACCCTGAGTGCGCTCGTCGCATTGTAGCAGTTTACCGCAACGCAGGCAACACAGATTGCTTAGAGGAGTATATATCCTACAAAGAGGCGGTAAGTAAATCCATCAGCGAACACGTTACGGAGGTGCTGGGTTAAAATGGCATATCCTTATGGTTACACTGGCTACACGCCGCAGTATCAACAGCAGTACCCGCAACAGCCAATGCAGACACCAATGCAACAGCAGGTGCAATCTCCACAGCATATTGTTCGACCTGTGGCAAGCGTGGAGGAAGCGCGTGCGGTACAGACGGACTTTTCCGGTGCGCTTACTATCATGCCGGACACGGCACACGGCGCGATCTACACCAAACAGCTTAATTTGCAAACTGGCTGTGCTGACTTTGTGATGTATCGCAGAGCACAGGAGCCGGAAACGAATAAACCTTCGGAAATAGATTTGTCGGAATATGTTCCGAGAACGGAATTCAACGAGCTTATCCGACGGTTTAACAAGTTATGTGAACAACTGGGAGGTGCAAACGATGGTAAATAATCCGATGATGCAGGTGTTACAGCTTATGAGGAACGGCGGGAATCCTATGGCAATGCTGAACCAAATGACCGGCAATAATCCTATGGTGAGCACCCTAATGAAATCCATGCAGGGCAAAAGCCCGGACGCACTGCGGCAGATGGCAATGAACATTGCAAAGGAACGAGGAATCGATCTCGATCAGTTTGCACAGCAGTTCGGCATGAACATCAAGTAAATATCCATTTTCAGTTTTGACGGAATCTTGACGAAAATCCGGCGTGAATTTGTCATGTTCGGAAAGCGTACGGTTCCGATCAAATATAACTGAAAAGGAGAATTACACTATGAGTGACGATTCGATGGCTCTGGGCTATGCACTGGGTCAGGACAACAACAACTCCGGCAACGGTATGTGGGGTGGCGATGGCTCTTGGATTTTTGCGTTTCTGATTATCGCGCTGATCTTCGGCGGCAACGGCTGGGGCTGGGGCAACAACGGCGGAGCAAGCGGCGCAGGCTATCAGGGCGCAGTAACGCGCAGTGACCTGTGCAGCGAGTTCAACTTCAACAATCTGTCTCGTTCGGTTCTGGGTATCCAGGACGGCCTGTGTGACGGCTTCTACGCCGTGAATAACGGCATGCTTACCGGCTTTAACACGCTCGGCAGCGCGGTTTCTAACGGCTTCCACGGTGTAGACAACGCAATTTGTCAGCTCGGCTACCAGAACGCACAGCTTATCAACGGCGTAAACCAGAACATGAACACTGGCTTTAACGGCGTAACTGCTGGCCTTACCGCACTGGGTACGCAGATGGCTTCCTGCTGCTGCGACACGCAGCGTCAGATCGAGCGCGGTTTCTGTGACACCAACTATAATGCCGCAACCAACGCGCGTGATATCATCCAGACGGCGCACAACGACACCGACCGCATTATTGCACGCCTCGACCAGATGGAGAGCACCCGTCAGGCGGAGAAGATCGCGGCACTCCAGAACGAGAACCAGACCTTGAAGTTCACGGCTTCTCAGGAGGCGCAGAACAACTACCTTGTAAACGCGCTGCGTCCGGCACCCGTTCCGGCGTTTCCGGTCCCGGCACCTTACCAGTTTTCCGGCTGCGGCTGCAACACCTGCTGCGGCCTGTGAGAGATACGTTCAGCCGGGGGGCATTCCCCCGGCTTTGATAGGAGGTTTTGATTATGGCTTGCAAGCCTGTACAAAAACTGTGTCCGAACCTGCGTATCTCACAGGGCGTGACTTACGCAAGCGGCGTGCTGACGGTGAACATTCCGGCGGGAGATTACCAGAACGGCTGCGTATACGGAATCGTAATCGCTCAGAACATTCCGAGCACAACGATCATCGGCGCACCGGTAGTAATCACAATCGGCGACGGAACGGTAACGTATCCGCTACTGAAATGCAACGGCGCACAGGCGACAGTGTTTAATCTGGACACCCGTCACAAATACCTGTGTCGCGTTGTCACTTCGTCCAGCGGCGGCAGTTTCCGAATGCTCGGTAATTCCTGCTGCTCTCATTCTGACGCGCTGCGGTCTATTAACGGCACAGCGCCGACGGTGTAAGGGGGTATCATCATGAAACGAGGAACCCGAATGCTGTTGATGCAGCACACCCGCCGAGAGAATGCTTCGCCGGAGGAATGGAGAATCCGCAAGACGTATCCCGAAGATCGCCAGCATTACGGCGTGCGGTATCGGTACAATCATATTGAGCCTTACGGTTACTATGATGAGCGTATTCACGGCGGCGAACCGGAGATGCGGAATTATCGCCGTTATTCTGACGGACGCTTTGCGCCGAAAAGCAGCATGGAATATCCGGAGTATGACGAGTACCCCGATTACGAGGACGAGATGCGCCCTATTGGCTTTCGTGACGATGATGCTTACATGGGGGATACTTCTTATGTAGGTGACAAGACGCACGGTTCTGAGCGCACTATGGGCTATGCGTCCAGCACGCACACCGGACGTATGACTAAGGACATGGCGGACGAATGGCTGCACAACATGCAGAACGCTGACGGCACGACCGGCCCGCACTGGACGTTTGAACAGTGCAAGCAGGTAATGCAGCAGCACAACTTGAATTACGACCCGGTAGAATTCTGGGTGGCAATGAACGCTGTTTACTCCGACTTTTGCAAGGTCAACGAGAAACACGGCATCCGCAACATTGATTACTATGTTGACGCTGCTTGTGCGTTCTGGCTCGAAGACAAGGACGCAGTGAAAAATAAGGAAGCGGCATACTATCGGTATGTTGTGAAGCATTAAATGAAGGGAGGGCAAATGCCCTCCCTTCATTGCGGTGTTGAAGTCCCGCGCTATCTGTGGTACAATGTATAGGTCAAGTGGGACTAAACATGGGACTAAAATTTTTGAAGTGTCAAAAGTTCAGACATACTGTGGGGTTTCGAAATTTCACCTCGTCCTTGGTAAGGATGAGGTCACCAGTTCAAATCTGGTTAGCAGCTCCATATTAAAAAGCCTTGTTTCTTTGGTAAATCCATTGAAACAAGGCTTTTTTGTTATTTTATACGGCTTTGAGCACTGCTGCACGAAGTTCTTGCAGCTCTCGCATAATGTCAGCCATAGGCGTTTTTTGAACTTCGTTACTGGGACTAAATGTGGGACTGAACAAGGCGGCTAATTGCTCGCCTGCACGCTCAATCATATCCTCGCCGGTGTGAGTGTAAATCTTGGCGGTGATCTCTATAGATGCGTGTCCCATGAGTTTGCTTGCGACGTTGAGCGGTACGCCCGCACGTTCTAAATCCGTGCAGAACGTGTGGCGCAGATCGTAGGGAACGATAGGCGGCATCTGCTCGGCAATGGGTGAGATTTTCCCCGCCGCGATCAACTCACGTTCGGTATCATCCATAGCGGCGCGGAAACCCTGCCACATGGCACGCATGGACTTATCATCGTACAAGTGCCCGTTACGCGGAAAAACCAATTCACCGAACGAACCGGCTTTCGGCAGGACTGCGGCAAGCTGGGGGATGATCGGGATTTTGCGAACGCCTGCGTCTGACTTGGGGTATTTCTCGGCGCGGGTGTCCCGGTCGTATGCCTTGTTAACGGTAATCATACCGCCTGTAATATCGGCGTATGTCAGCACAAGGCTTTCCGCCGGACGCAAGCCACTATACAGCAGAGTAAGCACCCACGTTCCCGCAGGATGCGTCTTTGCAGTTTCCAGTAAAATAACACGTTCTCGGTCTGTAATGCTCCTGTGGCTCTTCTGCTTGCCAGTACGGGGCATCTTCAAATCTTCCGCAGGATTATTGACGCACAAGCCGTTCTGCTTGGCTGCGCGGAACATCTGCTCGATTGCCTGCTGCACCTTCTTTACGGTGTCCGGCGCACGTCCTTCCGCAGAGTTAAGCGCTTCCTGACAGTTCAGCGGACGCACTTTGCTGACTGGGATATCCCCAATGTAGGGATAGACGTAGTTCACAAGTCGTCCCTCAATCAGCCTGCGCGTGGATTCCTTCACGCCGGACTTGTAGGTTTCTACCCAGCGTTTCCCCCATTCCTTTACGGTAACACCGGCTTCAATGAGTTTACTTCCAGATTCGATCTCTGCGCGTTTTGCCCTGATTTTCTCGTTGAGTTCCTTTTCGGTTTTTGCTCTCAGGTCGTAATGCTTTCCCATATACGTTCCGGTCTCACGGACAAAGCCGCGAGGGTCTTTTTTTCGACGTGGCATTGCATTTTCCTCCTATTTTCGATATAATAAGAGGGTAGAATTCCGTTGCACAAGATTTCTACCCCCGTATAACGTCCGCCGGTTGCCGCCGGTGGGCGTTTTTTATGCCCAAAATTGTTTTCCGCATTTCAAACAAGTGACGCGGACTTTTTTCGCGCCCTTGTTTCCGGCTACGGCACCGATCAATCCCAGCCCCAGCGGCGCGGTCACGGCTGCGCCTACCACGGCCTTGCCGATGCCGAATCCCTTCTTATGCGCAGAAAGGGAAGTGGAGCCGCAACGCGGACAACGCGCTTGTGCGTTCATTTCTTTTTGCTGTAGTTTGTTCGCCTTTTTCAGTTCGGAAAGCTGCGCCTTTTGCAATTTAACCGAAGGGTCGTTCACTGCTTGCGCTTTTATGATCTTCTCAATCGGTGCTTCAATCTGACGCTTCATGCGGATTGCGTCCAGCATTCCGTACTCTTTAGGCTTTACGTTATCCTCGATATAGTCTAACGCTTTACCGATAGTGACAGAATCGTAATCGGTGCATTTGCGGAAGAATGCAGACATGCCGGTTCTGTCCTTGTAAACGCCGTAGATCGTGGAGAGGTCGATTAAATCGCCCTCTTTATCGTAATACTCGTGCGTTTCCTTTGGGGCAACGGTTTGTGCAGGTAGTTGTTCACCAGCCTTTGTTCCGCAGTTCGGGCAAAAATTTCCCTCGAATTCCGTGCCACAATTCGTGCAAAACATAATTCCACTTCCCTTTTATTTCTTATACTTCGGATTTCCGAGCATGATTTCAAGGAAATCCAATGCTTTTTCCTGCCCGTCCTCGGTAAGCTGATTGAATATTGTCGTCAGCCGAGATTGACGGGCGATTTTTTGTGTCTCATCATACTGCGCGAGATCGTGCAGCATGAATTCGATTGAGTGTTGCATACGCTCTAAGCCTTTTAGATTGGCTTCGAGCCATGCCTGCTTTTCCTGCTCGGTTGCCTGACCGGCTGCTACTTTCTGCTGTAGCTCCACCATTTCCGGTGCACTGTTTACACGGATTGAAGCATCAGGGCTTAACTCGTTCATGCTTACGCCGAGCGCGTTTGCCAGCTTCACAATGTTTTCGTGCGAAAGCCGTTTGCTACCTCTTTTTACAATCGAATATAGTGTTGTATACGGCATTTCTGCGCGTTCTGAAAGCGCACGAAGTGAAATTCCCTGCGATTTTGCAACTTCTTCTATTCTTTCTCCAATAGTCATATTATCACCCTTGTAACGCATTGCGCATAAAATTATTGACACCAAAACTTTTGCGTATATAATTCAATCATGGAATATCGCAATGCGAATAAGAAAGGAGACTATATGCGCATTGACAGAATCAAGTTTGCCGCTGTTATGGCGAAAAGCGGCAAGCGCGGAAAAGATATCGCGGAAATTGCTGGTGTCTCTATGTCGAGTGTCTACGGAATAAAGCAAGGCCGTAGCTGCTCGGCAGAGATGGCAAGCAAGATCGCAAGTGCTTTGAACGTACCCCTTAACGAACTTGTAGAAAAGGAGAATTAACCCATGGATAACAAAATCATTGCATTTACTAACCCTGAATTTGGCGAGGTTCGCACGCTGAACATTGAGAATGAACCGTGGTTCGTAGCGGCTGACGTTTGCAAGGCGCTTGAAATCGGAAATCCCACCGATGCCATGCGCCGTTTAGATGCTGATGAGCGCACCCTCGTTTCAATCGAGGGTGCCAGCAACGGGCTTTCGGTAAACGCCGTGAATGAACCCGGCCTGTACACTCTGGTTCTCGGCTCTCGCAAGCCGGAGGCCAAAGCGTTCAAGCGATGGATTACGCACGATGTTATTCCCTCTATCCGCAAGAACGGCGGCTACATTGCCGGCCAGGAAACTCTCAGCCCTGAGGAACTGATGGCGAAAGCCCTGCTTGTCGCTCAGAAAACCATTGAGGAAAAGGACAAGCTGCTTTCCCGCACCTCTGTCGAGCTTTCCGCAGCAAAGGTAGAGAACGAGATCATGCGCCCCAAGGCGGGTTACTTCGACGAGGTTGTCGATCGGAACTTGCTGACCAATTTCCGCGAAACCGCAAAGGAACTGGGTATCAAGCCCAAGAGCTTCGTTAATTTCCTTATCGAGAAAAAGTACATTTACCGTGACAAGCGCGGCAAACTGCTTCCCTATGAGGACAAGAACGACGGTCTGTTCGAAGTGAAAGAGTGCTTCAACGAGAAAACCCAGTGGGCTGGTACGCAAACGCTTGTTACGCCCAAAGGCCGCGAGACGTTCCGTCTGCTGTGCCAGGGGCTTTGAAAGTACTTTCGCACATTTTTGAGCAAAACCCCATCACCGAACCCAGACAATTTTGACCGGGTTGCAGTTACGGACATTTTTACTCGAAAGTACCGTAGCTTAAACCGACGGTATTCCGTCGCAAATCGCGACGCTATTCGATGGGGAGTAGCGAAACGCGACACCCTTTTATTTCGCGTATCACTTCCACGGCAGAATAAACGGTTTTATAATCCGTCCTCCGTGGTAGTTTGGTTCCGGGTCTATTGGTTCTTCAATCGCTATTGTAGTATCTGGAATCGTAAAACCGAGACCGCTTAGTTCCTCTACCAGCTTTTGATATTTGGCGGAGTTCTGATTTTTTATACGAGTGAATCCGCTGAGAGATTTAGGACATAGGTCAGGAAGAAGATACCTTACACGGTAATATATACTGTGGTTTAACCTACGCTCTTTGTCGTGACGAATCCTGCGCTGCAATTCGTTGTATACTTCGATCTCGTCTTCGTCTCGATCATCAACAAACGGCCTCCAGCTTGTGTGAAGCATAGGCTGTTCTTCGCCTTTATAATAAATCCTATCTTGGTTTCTGTCGTCGAAAAAGACTATAGGGAATCGAACGAACGCGCCGTCTGGCTCTACATATCCGGTCTTTAGAATGAATTTCGGGAGCTTAGGAAAACGCCAATCATTTCCGTGCATGGTATACACACGCCCTTGATATTTGGCAGACACTGCACTTCTTCCGTTTTCCCATGGAATCAAAACAAGATCTGTGCCCATGGCCAGACAGTTGATCTTTACCTCATTGTAGATGCGGGTTCTGAGTGCAGCACCAACCGAGATTTTATTTGAGTTTTCCTCGATTTTATGCTGCCACTCTAAGGCTTTGGAAAATCTTCCGATTTCCTCGTACCATTGCACGACGCGGTAGAAATCGTTTTCACTCCAACCGATGGGCGATTCAAACATGATTTCGGTTGCTTTCTCTATACATGCAAGTGCTAAGTCGTACTTTTCAATTTTCCACAGCCTGCTTGCATGCATCCTTAGAACATATTCCAACGAACCGGTGACACCTAAACCATCGTGCACCGATATTGAAGTGTCAAAAGTAGGAACCGGAATAGATTCAATGGACGAAATAGATGTTAAATCATGCGCTTCACCATCTACGGATATTCTTTCTGCATCGTAGATAATATCTCGATTGTCATAAAGAGCGCCAGCAGGTTTGGGAAAGATGAATGATATACGTCCATTGTAAAAGCAAACCTCGTAACTCATTTTGACACTCTCCCGTGTTGCATAAGTCCTGTTTATTGGACTTTACTTGTAATCGGAAAACTCGTCCTTAAATCGAACAAGTGTTCGATATATAATATTGTCATAACTTGACGGACGGTTTTGCTTGATATTGCCTTATATTGGTAATACCATAGTATCAAGAAAGGCAGGGAACAACATGACGAACATTGAACGAGTTGCGGAGCACATTGCCCGCTGCCAACATCGGGAAGAAGTGAAAGCGGCGCTCTCACTCCTTCTCAAACCACGCATTCAGCATGCCGATCCAGTGAATCAGAAAATCGGCGTCTCGGTCGCTGATGTCCTCTCCGGTGCGGATATAACCGCGCTCAATAAGTAAATCAGTTAACCACTTTGTAGTATCCTCCGTTTCGGCTTCTGCCGGAGCGGGGGATTTTTTTTGATTATTCGGATCGTAGTATTCATGGAAACCGTCAACGCGATTTAGCAAGTAATCAACTGTGCACCCCGTGATAGATGAAACAGCTACTAATATATCTGAATCGGGTTTATGGTTACCATTTTCATAGCCGCTTAATGTATTTGCTGCAATGCCAAGTTCTTTGGCTAATGTTTTCTGGGACATGCCTATAGCTTTGCGAGCCTCAGCTATTCTTTCACTCATTTCTTCAACCCCTTCCCTTGTATATATAGTAAACCTTGCGCTGAATAAAGTCAACATAAAAAATCGAATTGCTCGAATTTTTCTTCTTGAAAGGGGTTGACAAAATCGAGAAAATCGATTATCATATACTCATGAAATCGAGCAACTCGAATTTTGACGGGAGGTGACAAAATATGCGAATGAACATTGAAGCTGAGCGCGCCCGACTTGGCATGACAAAAAATGAGCTTTCCCAAAAGCTTGGGGTGTCTCAGAGAACTTACGTCAAGTATATCAACGGTTCGGCTATTTCTTCCGATGTACTGGAAAGAATGGCGGCGCTGTTTAACTGCTCGGTTGATTACCTGCTCGGTATCGACCGCCACGACAACGAGAGCGCATAAGCGGAGGTGAGAAGGACATGGGGAAATTCCGAAATGTCAAGATCAGCTACCGCGACGGAAAGTGTCAAGAGCTGTCGGTTGACGGCGTAGATATGCGGTATGGCTGCATGGGCTACAAACTGGAGCACAAGGGCGGTCAAATGCCTTTGCTGACACTTGAAGTAAAGTGCGGCAGCTTACAGTACAACGGTGACGATGAAAGCGGAGAACCGCGACTGATCGTTCAGCCGCGGCCCGATTTTGAAACTATGGAATGAATTGAGAACAAAACGAAAGAAACTCTTTGATTTTGTCGGTAGTTTGTGTTTCAAGCTCTGCGATTGCAGAATCTTGAATGGTTACATTTCCGATAAGGTCTTGTGAAATGCAATTTTGACGACTTAATTCGTCAAGAGAATCCTCAATTGGTGGATGCTGTTCCAGCAGTAAAGACCATTCACCAGAAGGAATATCAAAAACGGTGGCATCCGATTTTGATACGCCGGATTCTCTGCGGCGCAGATATGCTCGGTACATGAGCGCAAGCGCCTTTTGAGATTCTTTTGTTAGTTTTTCAATCATGAGCGACACCTCCTTTCCCAGCTATTATATCACGGCAAGGAAGGGTCGAACAAGCGGAGGTGATACCGATGTATATTCCACCTTTTGTTGCCGGAGTGCTGGCAACACTGGGGATCGAAATGGTGCTGTTAATCCTGTGGGCTGTGCTGCGTTGCGGCAACAACGATGATGAGCGGTAACACACCATCAACACACTAAGCAACACACCGATAACAAACCATCAACACACCAATAACACACAGAAAGCGGAGGGTTGAACGAATGACAGCAACGGAATTAAGCAACCGCAGGCGCACGGTTGAAGGCCGTTTACGCACGTTCGCAGGGTGCGAATATATTACCACAAAACAGTTAAAAGACTGGTTTGGCGTTAGTTATCGTACCGTGCAGAGGTATTTAGATGGTGTTCCGCGTTTAACTGGCGGTCGCTATCATGTGGCCGATGTGGCTAACCGATTGGTGCAGGCGGAAGCGTCTGCGTAACACTCCAACAACAGACCACCAACACACAGATAACACACAATCAACAAACCGATAACAGACCGATAACAAACAGAGGAGTAAGAAAGAAAGTAACAAAGAAAGAAAAGAAGTATATATATATTCTCCCTACGGTCGAATATATATAAATTTAACTCTCTAAGAAAGAAAGAAAAGAATAACCCTCTCACTACGTTCGAGGGTTACAAGAAACCGTGAAAGGGGATTGGAACCAATGACCTACAAACGCTACGGATGGCTTGCGGGAATGTGTTTTCTCGGAACGCTGATTTCCGGCGGTATGACCGAGAACGGAAGAATCGACTTGTTTTCCGGAGCCGCTATCATGCTGGCGCTGCTGGCTGTCGGCATGGTGAGCGCAAGGGCAAGCGTGTTGCTTGCGGCCTATGAGCACCGGCAGAGATATCGCGGCCGTTATCGCTGAGAGGAGAAAACAGGATATGACGGAAGCAAGAAGGAAAACGCTGAAAGTCAAAGACATGCAGCGTCGGGTTATCAGCAAGGCGATGAACGCTGCGAAGTACGGCTTGCAGATGCGCGAGAGCGCGAAGACGATCAGCATGAGAACGGAGGAACGAAAATGACAAAGCACGAATATTTCCGACAGTTTAGCTTGCCGGACTGGGACAAGCGAGAAGTCCCGCAGGGGTTAGGCTGGTACTTCACCCAGTACAACCCGGAAACCTGCGAGGGCGAGGGATGGTTCGGCACCGAGGACAAGCCGGAGTATTCCTTCGAGGACAAAATCTTCGAGGGCGATGACGGCGAGCCGGTTCTCATGAGCCGTACTTGCGGCATCGGTGATGGTTGTTTCTGGACGGAGTGGAGGCGATAACATGATTGTGAAAATCAATGGTACGCCGATTGACACGGCGCGGGTGCTGCGGTTTGCACCGCGGAAGAAGGACGGCTTAGATTTCAGGGACAACGAGGTTTGTTCACTGGATGAGCTGAAACGGATTCAGCAGCGCATCACGGTGCACGCTATGTGCATGGAGCGCGTCTGGACAGTAGATCGCATGGGATGGCGGTTCCTGCTCCTGCGGGATGCTTATGGCAACGTGTTCCCACAGTGTTTCGCACCGCTCAGCGGTGAACTGGAATACCTGCAGGAATGAGAAAAGCCGCTGACGGGTGGTAGGATACCCAATCAGCGGCATGCAAAAATATTACACGGTGATTATAGCACCGGAGAGGAGAAAAAGCAAGTGAAATGCTACAAAGGCTTTGACAAGGACTTGAAATGCCGTGGTTTTCAGTACGAAATCGGCAAAGAGTACGAGGAAAACGCGGCGGATATTTGCCACAAGGGTTTCCGCGCCTGCGAGAACCCGATGGACGTATTCGGATACTACAACCCGGCAGATTCGCGTTACTGCGAGGTAGATTTGGATACTAACGAGCAGACTGGGGAGGACAGCAAGCGGGTTGGCAAAAAAATAAAGATTGAAACAGAGATTGGCCTTTCGGGGCTGATTCAGGCTGGCGTGAAGTTCATTCTGGAAAAAGTGGATTTTAAGAGCGCGAAAGAGAGTAACACGGGCCGCCAGAGCGCCGCCACGAACACGGGCGACTGGAGC